GGGTTAGCTTTATACCATGCCTTAGCCCTGCTGCTGACCTTATCTTTTCTACTGTCGTCATAGGCGATATACTGATAGTTGCGACAAGGAATGCATATATTCCTATATCCATGCTTTGATCCCTTATTAATAACAAAGCCTTTAAGATCTTCCGCAGTATGAGCCGACTTATCACAAGAAGGGCAGGTTCTTAGTGCTTCCATATTATTCTTTACCTCCGAAAATGTTAAGGCATAACTGAAAAGGATCGCTAGGAGAAAAACCACTATTCCAGTGATTTAAAATAATAGACCTAGTTTCTGGACTTTGTGTACCTGTAACAGAGGGTGAGTTATTGTCTTCCAACCTATTCGCCTCACAGGAGTAAGAGTAAGTAGCAGTAAAAGGTACTTCGAAGATAACTTGGTATTTCCCAGTTCCCAAATCAACAACATCAGACACATTATAACTAGCGAGAATCAACGGTGGATTCTGAGTACCATCAAAGTTGACCCAAGCGGTTGCAACACCAGTGTTCTTAATCTCACCATGAACTGTCAAGTCACCATGCGCTTCAACATTATTAAACCGTTGCTTGGCAACAGGCATATTGACGAGTGTAGAGTTGATTACATCACCTTCGCTGTCAGTTCTAAACTCAGCTAAGTATGTCCGTTCAATAGCGGTGTCACTAGAGTTGTACATTCTACCAGCGTCGATTAAGTAGTAGTCTGACGGGAGGATTGTGTTAAATTCTAGTTCTGCTATTCCAGTGTATGTAGCGGCTCCATTATTAGCGGTGTTGTTAATTCTGTGGTAAATATACGCAGTGGTGTTACCTGCAGTAGTGTATAGATCGCCCCACAACTTTACCCCATTTCCAGAGTAATCGGACGAGGTGAAAGTAGAATCAATAGCTGTCCAAGTAAATCCGTCATTAGAGCCTTCAATAGTAAACCTTTTAGGTAATCTAGTATTGTCTGCAGGAGCACGTAATCTCCATGATTTAAGCACCCTAGCTTCAGTACCTTTATACTGAAGTTGCGAGTTTGTTGTAGACGTGCCTAACCATAGGTCCGAACTGCCAACAACTTGATCATTAGCGTTTTTATTAAACGCATTCCAAGCTGGGTACAGACTAACACTAGCGCTGGCAGCACCCGTAGAACTCTCGTAACCAAAGTGCCTAGCGGTAGTTCTCAATGATGCATCTAACGGACTAACAACACCCCATTTATCAGCGTCATTACGAGTAATACCTTCTAGTGGTCTGTTCTCAGTTACACCATACGAACCACCTAAGTCTTTATAGATGTAGTAGTGCTTGCTCTCATGTCCAGCACCTAATGCATACGTTACACCAGAACCTACGTTCTCTTTGCTGTCCACTTGACCATTCGCATCAAAACCTTGAGCAAATGATATGAGTGTATTCTGAGCGATTGAGAGAGTATCTGCCGTAGTTGGGTAGGTGTAGTCACTGTTGGTATACGTGTTTGTACCAGCACCTCCTGTTGATGACTCTGCATAAGCCATGAAGAGGTATTCATCGTTTAGGTCGTTACCATTACCATTATCATCTCCAATATAAAATCCATTATCATCTAATCTAGTTCTAGTAGTTTGTGACACTTGCGCTCCTGAGTTTTCTAAACGCAAATAATTATCTAGTATCTGAGAATCTACTGTTTCCCAGCTACCAATATTAGTTAAATTTTTAACCATTACAAAAGCAGGTTTAAAACCACAGTCTACATAATTACCAGCAGCACCAGTGCCAATGTACTTGCCTATTTTTGATACGTTGGGGACTGATGTGAAGTGGTAGGATACATAATTTTTATCAGCTTGATTACTGGCTAAATTTGAACCAATGCTTACAGTCAATTCGTTTACAAGATAGTTTACAGCGGCAATGTTGATAACAGTACCCGTTGTATTAAGGATTATGGTGTTGTGAGAATCACCTAAAAGTTTACTCTGCACTAACCAATCAAACCCTGTGTCTCGTCCTTTAGTAATAGTTAAATCAGGCTCAACACCTAAATGATGAGGTATTTCATGTCCTGCTGCACCATCACCTTCGTAACCAACAATACTGAAACCAAGGTCGGGGTTGTAGTGTGATGTATACGCTTTGTTGCGGTTAGTTGTACCAGTAACTTTCTTAGTTGTCTGCCATGACCATGAAGCGTAAGTTTCTGCGTTCCCATTTATTACATCTGACGTTCCCACTGTAAAACCAGTGGGGGTGAAACTTTGGTGGGTTGTTGCAACAGTACCTTCTTCGTCGGTTGTATCACTTCGCAATCTAACTGAGTTACCCCTAATTGTGTCAAATAGGTGATGACTATCAGCACTACGACTTTTAGCCCAAACAAGCCCACCAAAGTCACCAGTGGACATATCAAGACCAGTGTTAATAGCTCGACCATCTGCACCATCACCTGTGTATATTGCAGCACTAAAACCTGATCTTTCTGATTTGCCTTGAGTTACTGCTTCTTGGTTCAAAGTTGAATTACGAGCAATAGTATTAGATACAGCAGTATCTTTATCATCAATTTGTGTCTGAGTATAACCACTAACTATGTCTCCCCATAAAGAACCTGAGTAAGCTTGCATTTTATTACTAACACTATTGAAATATAGTGCTCCTATAACTAAAGCGTCACCATCATTATCTAATGTAGGATCTGAAGATTTTGCTCCTAAATACCTATCATCAAAGTTATCGTAAGCCAATTCTGCAGCATCTCTAGCATTTTCTGCTAATGATCGTTCATAAGTTGCTGTTACTACATCAGCATTAGTAGCTACTACATCAGCATTAGTAGCTGATAAGTCTAAAGCAGTATCGATTGTGTCTTGATGTGTAAGTACGAGATAAGCAGCTACAGCTATTCGATCTAAACCTGTCTGCACTTTGTCTGCTTCTGATAATATAACGTTGTTATTAGTTGTTACAACATCATTGTTAGTTGCCACAACATCAGCAGCAGTATCAATAGTATCTTGGTTAGTACTTACTAAGTCATTTGCAACAGCTGTTCTGTCTAAACCTGTCTGGTTTTTATCTGCTTCAACAAGTATGACGTTATTATTAGTAGTAACAACATCAGCTGCTGTATCTATCGTATCTTGGTTTGTTTCAACTAAGTCAGAAGCCGTATCGATTGTGTCTTGATTAGTAGCAACTAAATCTGCTGCAGTGTCTATAGTATCTTGATTAGTAGCAACTAAATTAGAAGAAGTTTGTTCTGCATTATCAGATATGTTATCAATTTCTGACTCTAATCTAGTAATTTCTGTAAGTTTATCAGCTACTGACTTTACAATATCATAACCAGTAGTAGCCAATTCTCTGTCTATAGCAACTTTATTTGATGTTAGCGAACTAAATTTTCTAGCCATTATACAAAACCTCTTTGATCAAATTTATAAGATTCCATATCGTCAGGAAGCAGTAAACCTTGGTCTACTACTCTTTTACAGCTTTGGTCAAACCTTATATAGTGTGTATTATTTTCTGCTTTTATGTCAGAAGATATAGTTGAATTACCTCTATAGCCTATGTAATGCAACAAAGCTTCTAGTAGTTGTGGAGGTAATGCTAAACTATCAGTAGTGTAATTAACAAAAGGAATAGACCCTCTATATATAATACTTAATTTTTCATCTTGTGCTACATTAGGAACTTCTACTGTGTTATACGTGGGAGTCATTATACCTAGAGGATCTTTTTCATCATTTACAGAAACTAGTTCTCCTTGTTCGTCATAACACTCTATAACTACAAGGAAATTAGCAGGATTGTTTATACTAACATCTGTGTCGGTACCGTCTAGAGTATACGTTGTTTTACCTGTTTGAAGAGTAATAATAGCTTCTTCAGCTTTAAGTGTGAACCTTTTATGAAGTTCCAACATACCAAGATTTATAAATCCAATTACTGCTTCTTCATTATCTTTTACAGATAACTGCCTCAGCTCTGAACTTTTAGCTAGACTTATTACTTGGCTGACTAACATTTGTTAACCCTTAAATTTTCATTATACTACCATACTATACACTAAAATATAGTACTGTTATGTAGATTATCCAAATCATCCTCGTCTGGAAAGGTAGCATACGTACCTTCTTCATTTTGTACATACTGTGTATTAGTTTCTTCACTAGGTTCAAATGGGCTTAGTTCTGATAGCATAGCAAAAGTATCAGCTACATCATCATGTTTAGATTTAAACCCTTCTTTTGTAACAAACCTTAGTTCTTCTAAACACTCATTCATGTATTTAGATCCTTTCATTTCTTCAGGAAGTAATACTTTTTTAGCTATTATCTTAGGAAGAAAAAGCATAAATCTAGATATTTTCTTTTTAGTAGGTCTTATACCTTCTTTAACGTTATCAAAACCTTTAGCTAGATTAAAGAATACACTTTTTCTTATCATCTCAGCTTTAATCCAAGCTATAAAACCACCTTGTTGACCACTTACCTCAATTCCAACTTCTAAAGGCTTGTACATAGCTACGTACTTAAACAGATCTGCTAAAGTTTTATCCATCAGTTGTTGTGCAATTTTACCGTCTACTAAAAGCCAATCTCCGTTATTGTTATAAGCCCACACAGAAATTACGCTGTAGTCAGCTGTTTTTTCTTCACTAGTAGCAAAGTCAGTTGTTATGTACCAGTTGTAGTTGCCTTTGTTTTTTAGAACATCTTTTCTGCTGTACCAAACTAAATCGTCACTGTTAACTAGTCTGTCTTCGTCACTTGTTATTCTAAGCATAAGCTCTTGGTCAAATGCAGCTAACTCGCCACTTTCTTTAAGACTGTGGTACTCGTGGTTAATAAAAGAAAAAGGAAATCTATCTTCCCACGCACCAACAAATTCTTCTTCTGTACACGGAAATTTTTCACATAGAGGATAAAGCTTTGTTAGCCATGATTTAGACTCAGCTGCTTCGTATAGAGGATCTTGCTTATTAAACGGTGTACCTGTCCAATTGATCATACGTTTTTTAGGATGTAAGCACTGTCTTGCTGCTCTATACAGAACTTTTTTAATGTCTTCTACAATAGTTGCAGATTCTGCGTTTTTGTCTGACATGAGATCGTCTAGCCCTAGCCATGTAGGACGCTTACCATATTTCTTAAATCCACGAACACCTGTGTTAGCACCAAAACCTTTAACGAAAAACATTTTACCGTCAGCGTTTTGAAACTCCCATTCAGAATCTATAAACTTTGTGTAAGGAACATATTTCTGTAAAAATTGTGAATGGTCCCATCTGTACTGCAGGTTTTGCCTCATAGACTTAACACCGTTGTCTATTGTGTCAGCTACGTACATGGCTACGTCAACTTCACCAAAACCGTCAACTTCACCGTAAACAGCTATGTACAAAAACATGTACTCATGTATTACTGAAGTTTTAGCACCACCACGAAAACAGACAAACAAGTTCTGCCTAGATTCAGTTATTGTGTCCAACATGTCATAGTGAAACAGAGGTGAAGTATTTTCTTCACCCATAGATCCGTTAACTAGTTTAATAAATGCTATAAACTTTAAAGCAAATCTAGTAGGTACGTAATCTTTAGAAAATTTGGAGTAATCAATTTCTTTCAGCTTTTCTTCAAGATCTTTTTTAGCTTCTTCTACTATTACTTCTGTCATTAAAATTTCCAAGGCTTATCAGGTGTAGAAGATTTACCAGTATTTGGTATATCCCATACGTCTTCTTCAGGATCAGGTACTTCTACAAAAGTATTACTTTTACTTGGTATAGGTTTATCCCTGATTTCTTCAGTAAACTCAGCTTCTTCAATATCATCTGTTTCTATTTCTTTACTTACTATTTTAGATTCAATAATTGTTTTAATAGGTACACCAGCTTGAATACTTTGTTGTTCTTTTATAATTAATTTTTCTGTAGCTTCTCTTAAAGACGCTATAGCAGATTTAGCACCATCCTCAACTTGTATACTGATAACATTGTCATCAGAAGGTTTAAGCTCTTTAATTAATGTTTCACCTGCCTTTTGTCTAACGATTTCTGATTTAGCATTACGCATTAACTCAGCTTGGTTAGTTATTGATTCGTACAGCAGATGTCTAAAAATTAGTTGTACAGGGGTAGTAGCTACTTTTCGTATTTCACTAACTAAAGCAGTAGCGTTATATCTAGATGCTTCGCCTGTTATTGCACTTTTAGTTTGGCCTCTGTCAGTTCTAGCTTTAAGTCTTTCTGGAAAAACAAGAATATAAGACTCAGTTAAACTGTTACCAGATTCAACTAAAGAAAAAAACTTAACAGCACACAAGTACCCTCTTGAAGTGTATTTGCTGTTACTGCTCAGTATATTTAAATGGTCCCTGTAAACGTCTAAAAATTCTTCACCGTAGTCAGGATTTTGAGCTAGCTTGTTAAGCTCATACACAGTATTCTCATCAATCATGTGTTTTTGTTTAGCAGACAGCTGAGACTGTAAAACTTTTAAATCAAGTTTAGCTTGTTTGGATTGTTCTGATGTTACTGTTGTTCCCATTTCTATAGCCTAATAAGGTATGTCTTGTTCTACAAATTCTACTGCTGATTTACTTAGTATGTAGTTGTAGTCTTCTGTGCTGATAGGCTTACTACCTTTTGGTAGCAGTACTTTATAATTAATATTTTTTATGTAACTTATTACTTCTTCAACATCAATGTCTTTAAATAACTCTGTGTGTCCATCAGTTTTCTTTTCAGGAACCCATTTCCACTCTGCTAGCAGTTCATGTAAATGCTGTTCTAATAAATAAGGTACACCTGTTTCAAAATCTAACTTTGATCTAGTGAAAGGAATATACCTGTACGCCATAAACCAAGACCTTAGTATTTCCATCATACGGTCAGTAGATCTAGGGGCGAAGCACATTCCAATTTTATAGACAACTTCCATGTCATCTAAGGTAAGTTCCAGTATGTAGACTCTACCTACTGAAACTTCTGGTACTTTCCTAGTAGCAAACATTTATTAATCTACAACACACCAATCTTCAGACATTATATCTATTACTGTACTGGCATAGGGTATTTTTCTTGTGCCTTCTTCACAATCAGGAATAACAAAATAAGGATAAGAAACAGTCATTTCAGAGTTTGTAGAGTTACGAAGTACTAAGTACATACCTTTTCCATTCCAACCTGCTCTACATACTTTAGAACCACGTTTAAGTAATTCTATTGCGTGACCAAACGTTAAATTACCACTAGTTTTATATGAAGTTTCAAACACATCTTTAGGTGACCAACTGATGTAACCATCGTAAGCAGCTGTATTAGGAAACCCTGTTTCAAGATACTCAACTAAATAACCTTCATCAGTACCATCTTCGTCATCAGGTAATACCCAACCTCGAAATTCGTTGTAATCTAAACGACTCATAGGTTTTGCAGACACTAATTTTGTTCCTACAAAAATTTCCATTAGAAAAATTCCGGCTGCGCTACTGCTCTGGTTGCGTACATTAAACCGGTCTGTAAATCTGTTTTAGCTAGTGCCAAGAATCGTTCAGGTGTTGAATTTTTAATGTGGTCTTTTTCTTTTTTAGTCATGTCTGGACTGTATTGACTAGATACGTGTTTAGAAATTTCAATAAGTACTTCTTCCATTTTAGGACCAAGTGCTTTAATTTTGTTCATTAAGTCGATTTCGGTCTGTGAGAGTTCACGGTATCCAGTAATTTTGCGGTGCTGGTTGTCCATCTTTAAATCCTGTATAGGTTGTTTAAAAATTAAAATATACACTATGTACTTTTTGTAGTCAATAATAAACGGATCTTAGGCTGGTACGTAGAACTAGGGGGTACTGTCTGGCAGAAAGAGAGAGATTTGAACTCTCGGCCCCATTTCTGGGACTTTCCCTTAGCAGGGGAACGCCTTAAACCACTCAGCCATCTTTCTTTAATTTGGGGCTTTACACAAGTTTTTACACTTACTGGTTAAAACACGTTAACCATCCACAGCTATCAAACTGTGGGATAAAGCATTGGTAGCGATAACGGGATTCGAACCCGTGATTTCTAGGTTATGAGCCTAACGCCTTACCACTTGGCTATATCGCAAACTGCACAGTACTATATTATTTATACTAATGGAAGACCTGTCTGGAATCGAACCAGAATAAAAAGATTCAAAGTCTTTCGCATCACCATTCTGCCACAGGTCTAAATTGGCTCCAAAGGTCGGACTCGAACCTACAACCTTTCCGTTAACAGCGGAATGCTCTACCATTGAGCTACTCTGGAATAATAAAATGTAAGTGCTAGGCGCTAACACTATTCGCACATAAAAAAACCCCCAGTACTTTCGTAGTGGAGGTTTTTGTCTTCTAGGTTTTTCTTTACTTTTAGGTATAGATACTACTGAAGATCACCTCCACGGTGCTGTTTGAAATTCGGTTGATGTTTATTGTTAAAGTAAGTTTTCATTTTTGTACTCTATCAAGTATTTATTGTTTAGTACAGTACTTATAGCAGTTTATTTTATCCACACGTAATTTGTTATTTGAGTACTATATTTAAAATCTTTATGTAGTACTCCTTCAGTAACTTCTATTTTACCAAATTTTACTACTACTGCAGGAATCCCTTCAGCCCTTAGTTTGTCTGCTAACCAATGAAGATAAGGTCCATTTTCTATTACGCTGTGTGCATAGTTTCTGCTTGGAGCAGGACCATTGTACTCACATTCATTTATTTCTACTTTTACACTTTTAGCCATTATTTACACAGCTTTAATTATTACTAAATTTGATTCAGCTGCTGTAGTGCCTTTTGGTACGTACAATCTGCATTTTACGTTATTATAGTCTACTGTATAAAAATCAGTTAACACGTAAGTTTTCTTTTCTTTTTGTACATCACCATGAACTACGTACTTTTCTATTTCTTGGTGTAATTCTTTAGCATAACCTAATGGGCCACACCAATTACCATAACCACTAGGTTCGTGTACGTAAGTGTAGATATCATAACCTTCTATCATTAACAATCACCCCAACGTTTAAATAAGATAGCACCTTTGTTTTGATTACCATGTCGAAGTAAACTAGGGGATAGCATGTACACACCGTTATGCACTTTTTTAAGTAAATTTTTCTTGTACAGTTTTTGGAACAAAGTAGAAACAGTAGGTACTGTTGTATCACATTCTTTAGCAATAAAAGCAAATGTTCCTATGATACGGTTATTACTATCTTTGTTTTTAATAAGCCACGCCAAAACAGTATTAGTAGCGGTACCAGCTACACCAATGTATTCAGCTAATAACTTAGCATAAGACCTTTCCCAATAAGCTTTAGGAATCTTTTCAATAAACATATCAACAGGCATTATTTCACCTGTACGATCATTTACCATTGTGTACGTGTCTTCATCTATATTCATACTTAAATATTCTTTAGTACTTATTAAAATCGTATTTTAGCAGTTATATAAGTTGTTGTCTACATTATTATAGTGTTTACTAAAATACGATTCTACTAATGGGTGTATTTAATCTACGTACTCTTGTATTTTGTACGGAAGTTTAAAAAATAATATCCATTCATTTCTATGAGCTACTGCATCTTTTAACTTTACAAATCTGTCAGACGCTACTAACTTTCCTTCATGTTTTAGTACAGAAGACCATTTTCCTGTTTTTTTAACTAGTGTTATGCCTACGTACCCACTAGAACTATTTTTATACACTCTTTTGTTAACTGCTTGTTCTTGTCTTGTAGCCCACGTACAGTTGCCGGGGTTATAACCACCATTGTTGTCAATACGCTCTATAGTCAGTTTTTCTTTGTACCCACTGTTTTTAGCCCACTCTATAAATGTCTCCATTGAGTTTGCCCATTCAGAACACATATCTATTCCTCTATTACCATAGTCAATATAGCTTTTATTTTTTGGGTTAGTACATCTGTGAACCATCGCGTACCAGACTGCTGATATTTTGCTTGTTGAAAGTCCGTGAGTAGTTCTTACTTTTGATACAGCTTCTTTAGCAAAGCAACCACAAGATGTAGATAGACCTGATTTTAAATTACTACCTCTTATAGTTTTTTCATTACCACACTGACATTCACATAACCAGTAATGAGTGTTCTTTACATCTTCTGCTCTACTAACAACAGTTAGTCTTGAGTATACGTTTCCTACAATGTCTTTAGTGTTTACCATTACGAATCTCCTGTTAAAGCAGTAGCATAACATACTAAACAATGTTTATCACTACATTTACTAAAGTCTAATGCCACATACCCCTTAACTTATACAAATATTCTTTAGTAGACACTATTAAATATTATAGTGCCGTAGGGCTAAGAGCTAGGTGTGTCAAGGGGTACCTACCTTCTGCTTATATACTCTATGGTCCTTCGTTCCGCTTTGCTACTAACAGCTAGTTTTCCTCAACTACTTTATCGTAAACAAAGTGCCTTATCATACCCGTTAACAACCACTACATTACTAAACGTAAATTTAGAAGACATTCCAAACTCCTACACAAATAAAATTATATTATATATTAAAATAATTTTTTATTAAATATTAAAATAAAATTTATAAAAAATTTAAATAGGGTCGGAACAAATACTAAATTTTTAATATAACTTCTAAAGCAGTATATAGCATTCCGCTATATGTACCGCTGGGTACCCCCCGCATTCCGTGGATGGGACCCATTCAAACCAAAAGGTAAATAACCATGAACGTAATCAAAACTGTAGTAAAAGACATCTACACAATCACAGGCACACTGCTAGGAGCAACAGGTGAGATAGTAACCACACTATCAGGTGAGGCAGCTAACGCTACTAAGTTAGTGACATCAGCTATCACTGCAACACCGGGTGTCATACGTGAGGTAATCAACGCACCTATCACTGCGACAGCTGCTTACCAAGCAGAGGACAAGGGCATCTCATACGACGAAGCAGAGGCAGCACTAATAGCTATGCTACCAAGCACTGCTAGCCAAGCAGTGAAGGACTCTATGATAGCAGCAGGTAGGCTATCAGCGTCTCTCATGAAGGAAGAGGAAGCTGCGGAAGCTAAGGTAGCTACTTCAGTCACTACAACTGTAGGTTAGTACACACTCACACTAACTACACTCACCAGCTCTAGGCAAGCTATATAATACTGCCTACTTACCACCATGCATACTGTGTACATGCAGTATGTATGCTAGTAAGTGTTACGTACTACTCAGTACGGCTTACAAACAGGAGAAATGTGATGAAAGAATCCACCAAGCAAACTATCGTTGAAACTGTGCTGTATGTAGCATTAATGGTAGCAATACCATGTATGTTTATTCTTTAGGACACTTTAGGAGTATTATTATGTCAGTAAAATCTAAGTACACTCATGGGTGCGGTGTGTGTAGTCTTATAAGTAACTGTGGGTGTGCAGCAGTATTACAAGTACCTGATTTAACAGGTTATAAATACTCTCATGAGTATGATTCTTGTGACTATCATCAGATTGTTAAACATGATATTTATGACAATCGTGATCTTGGTGTGGATAGTTTTGTTGAAACTATTTTAGTGACTTATAAAGCTTCTTTAGTGCTATCTGAAGATAGATTAAATGCTTATTTAGCTGATGATAGTAGATAGGTTTTAAGTTAGTTTATTTAGATAGGTGTTGCTACCACATTGAGTAGCAGTCTATTAATGGAGAATATTATGAACACATTATTAATAAACAGTACACTTACTGTTTTAAGTATTGACGAAATAGTGGCGAATCATGCTCAAGCAGTATCTTTAGTATTAGTTGGTTTGTATGACATGCATGTTCAGGTAACTAAGGAAAATAACTCTTTATTCTTTAAGTACATGACAGATCAAGAGATGGATTACGCATTGAGTGATGTTGATGCTGGTACTTCAAGCCAGTTTAATTACCACAACCCTAATTGGCACTTTGTATCATCATTACGAATAGCTATCAGAGATAGTTTAGAAGGTTAAATAATGACCACCTAGCTCTACGGAAAGGGTTAGGAAATGTTAAGGAGCAGTACAGTACCGTGTATACATTCGTATACATGTCATGTTTGGAGAACATTATGAAAAACTTACAACCAGCAGTGTCAGAAAAAGCAGCAATAGATCACACAAATGACAGCTTGAAAACTGCTATGTATTTGATGCTTAGCAACTCTGATTTGGTTACAAAGACAGCATTTTACGCTAATGAAGAGTTATACGATGATTGGACAGCTATGGTACACGAATACGTGTTTGATACTTTATTACCGAACAGACTGAAGCATGTAATAGCAGCAGTAACTAGCGTAACAAACAGTTGCGATAAGGTATTGCTGAGCACTTTTGTAGGCATGTTGAAGTATAAAAACATGGTTGGGCCATTAAAGGTTAAGCAAACTGAGGGACAGCTTAAACGTTTTAATATACTGGTGGCTGAATTAGTTACTAGTATACTAATTGACGAAGGCTTGCTTGAAGTACAAGTAGAAAAAGTTACAACAGCATTAGGTGTTAGAACACATAAGTATGTGACGTTTACTAAACATAATGTCAAAGATGTGTATAAAGGCATTATGGATAAAGCTGGTGTTGTGCTGCAGAAAGATATTGCTGGGCGTAAGCCTAATAATGCGCAGAAAACTTGTCTTGCATTGTTATCTAGTCAGGCGTATGAACTTCATACTGCTCTTAGTCAGGCAGTACTGCACAAGTTTTATACACTTAAACCTGATTGGAACAAGACTCACGATAAGAATGGTAATGAAATTAAATGGGTTGGTGCTTATAAACGTAAGCATTACAAAGATATGGCAGCGGAAGTAATGGAACTGCAAGATTGCATTTACTATATTGCGCATAAGTTTGACAATCGTTTACGTGTCGGTCCTGAGGCAAATAGGCTTGAAGGTATTAATCTTCATGGAAAGTCTTTTGAAACTGGACAGCATTGTGCTGCAAACTATAAAGATATAAATGATCAGGCTTATAGAATGATTGAGCAGCAGTTGTATTCAGCTAGGCATAACCGTGTGACTGTTCAGCAAGCAGTAGATAATTTGTCATCTAATGACTATTTACCTGTTACTGAGGACATTATGCTTGCAGCTACTAGCCAGAAGGAAATGGCTAACTTGCACACTGCTAAGAAAGCATTAAAGTCAATGCAACGACACGCTGAAGGCAAGCCTTGCGGTAATTTATTCGGCTGGGACTTCACGTTCTCAGGTGGCATTATGGCAGGTCTGTTGTTCAAGAGTCCTGAGTTCTTACAGTCAGGTAATCTTTATGGTGAGGATAAGGTAACTGATGCACATGCTAGGTTTGGTGAGTTATTTGGTCTTAGTGGTATTGATAGAGATACTGTTAAGGATATGCAGCAACCAGTTATGCATGGTGGTCACATTTCAGGTTTGCTGAAAGTACTAGCAGATCATGGATTTGAGATGTCAGAAGCAGAGGTAAAGAGAGGTCTTACAGGTGTATACGGTGAATGTGTTGGTAATGTAAATATCATTGCTGAGTGGGGTCAAGCGTTAGCATGCAGTGAGTATGCAACAATGACTTGGACTATGCCTGATAACATGATTTCAGCACACAAAGCTTACCAAAGTGGTATTGCTGTTGAGAATTATGTTGCATCAGCTACTAGTAAGCGTGGTTATACTCATAATGTACAGCTTAGTAATTTGCCTTATGAGACTACTAATACTGGTAAACCTTTGTATGCTAAGGAGATGACTATTGGTCATACTAACTATAAAGTTACTACTCATCTGAGAGGATTATTTGCCGATATTCTTCATAGTGTAGATGCTTATGTGTTACGTAGAGTAGTGAAAGCTGTTACTGATCAGGGCTATACTATATTGGTTAAGCATGACAACTTTTATATTCAACCAGCAGCTTATCCTACTTTAATTAAAGCAGCTAAGAAGGTGTTTAGAGAGTTGCTTCATAGTAATTTGCTGCACAATATACTCACTGAAATTAGTGAACGGTCACATAAAGAATCTAATGTGCCAGAAATAGTTTATGGCGAAGCTCAAGATTTGATTGAAGAAAGCCATAATTTCTTACTACCATAGTAGGTAGTTAATGCACAAGGATGTGCCAATATACTATTAAGGATTTTTATGTAGTGTACAACAAGGTATTACATTAACCGCACCAGTTGTGGGTTTACTTTAGTGTATACGAATATGTATTGATCTTTATTTATTATTTCCCTTATTACACCCCTAGATTCGACAGTTTTTTTCCTGCTCGCATTCGCTCCCTATAGTGAAAAAAGACGGTATGTTCTTTTTTACAGCAGCTAATGACGTACTGGCAATACGCAATCTGTAAATATATAGCTGTTTTAATATGTATAGCAATCTCGCATTAATTTAAATAGGAGATGTGTAATGGATATACTGTGCCGTTAGAAGCGGCTTAAATAGACTTGTAATAAACCAACTCAAGTCTTTTACCAGAACTACCAATAAGATACTAAGTATCTATGTACGATCTCACAGATGTAGCCATAGGCACACAGCTGAGTGAAACAAACTAGTAGAGTAAACTGCTTGACTAAATCTAACCAAATTTAACACCGTAAGTGTGTAACGGCTATTGTGCTAGCTGTAAAGTTTAGCTATTCGCTCTGAAGTAGTCTGAGGCAAATTTACACATTTGTACAACGACACGGTTGCCTTGAACAAGCAACACTGGAGACGTAACCAGTATAAATTATGTTAGTAAATTTTTAGTTAAGGTAACGTATTACACCTATTTTAAAGTAATACAAAATTTAAGAGGATTTATATCATGTCTATCATGAAAGATACGCCTGAAATGCGGTCAGCTGCATATAAAGAGGCGTTACAACGTAAGCAGCAAATGAAGTTGCACAATATAACTGCAGACATGACTCAAGAACAGTCTGACGCAAAAATCATTCAACTTTCGGAAGCAAAGGCAGAATTAACAGGCAAGCCTGTGTCATCTGTTGCCGCAGGGCAGGAATGGTACGTTAACGAGTTAATTGAGTTTGCTGGAATGTCTCCTACAGAACGTTATCAATGGGGTAGAGACCAGTCATTTCCTGATACTGCTTCTGATGCAGAACTGCTATCCGCACTAGCTTAACTGTTAGTGCTCACGTGCCAGTACGTGTACCCAACTGGCAATTAACCAGCGTAATTTATAGGCTTATTCTTAAACTTCTTAATATAAAAGGTTAATTAACTATGACTAATTTACTAAAAAATCAAGTTGAAGCTGTAAAACTTTGGTGTCAAGCACTTGAGTCTGAAGAATACTTACAAGGAGTGAATACTTTACAAGAAAATGATAATAGTTTTTGTTGTTTAGGTGTTGCTTGTTTAGTAGCTGAAAAAAATGGTGTACATGTAATTCGTGATGAGTTTGGAATTATAAAAGGCAATAATCTTGCTACACAAGCAGCAGTTATGGACTGGTTAGGATTACGTGATCCATCTGGTGCGTATAGCTATACTGATATAAATATACCTAGTTTAACTTCGCTTAATGATAGGGAAGTATCGTTTAAAAAGATTTCTAAAATTATACAAAGTAACCCAGAAGGTCTATTTATTTCTTAAAAAGATAATTTAGGCTAATTACAAATTTTAGGTGTAGCTATGAAAATAGATAACAAACATTGGTTATGTTTATGCTTAGTTAAAATGTCTGAAGAGAATAAAAAAGTTAAACATAACCACAGTACGTCTATTACTGATAACAGTTTTGAACATTTAACTAAGTCTGTATTTAGTATAGATCTTAATGGTGGTATTACTGAAGAAGGTTTAACTCTAGTAGAACGTAATTTTCCTTAAAGTAACTTTTAAGAGGTTATTATGATTAGTAAATATCCGGGTAAGTACTGTAGTAAGAAAGTTGCTGATATGTCTCCTGAAGAGCATAAGCAACATAGAATACATTCTAACGCTTACAACAAATCTAAAAGTCCTGAACAAAATAAAAGAGATTTGGATTCACAAAATAGATGGAGATCTAAGAATACTGAAAAAGTACTAATTTACTCTAAACGTTGGAGAGACAAAAATACTACTAAAGTAAAAGTGTGCTCACGTGATTACTATAGAAGATCGTCTAAAAACTTAACTGATGTGTATATAAGAAATCTTGTACATATCAGTACAGGATTACAGAAAAATTTAATAACTCAGGAAATGATAAATATTCATCGTTCAACCCTCGCAATAAAGCGAATTATTAAAACAACCAGAGAGAAATAAAAATGAAAGATCAAAATTTTAAAGTTATTGTAGATACTATTAAAAAACTTAGTTTTAATAGTGATTCACAAAAGTATGACCTAGCTAAAGTATTACATCAAGCTCGTATTGTTAATTGGTCACAGACTAAGTACAAGACATTTGACAACATGATTAAAGTAGAGATTAATGACACTAATCGTGAAGTTTATACTTTAATTTATGGTTATTCTTGTATGCAGAAGTTTAAATGGTCTGATGCAGCTATTAAGACAGTGTTAAAACAATTAGGGTGGTCTAGATTTGTAGCTGCTATACAAAAAGAATTTGTTATTAAAACAAAATATGATTTTATTAATAAGTATTACAAAATGCCTATGAATAAGTTAATACCTGTACGTGCAGTAGATCCTGAAGGTGATAGAGCTTACGGTTTTAATTTACCTGCAGAACATGCTAATAAATGGGATGGTATTCTTACACAACACGGTATGACTATTATCAATGGTCGTAGACATGGTGTAAGAGACTCTGTTATATCATTGATTAACACACTTTAATATAATTCGAATAGGTAGCTGATGCTCTCTGCTGTTAATTACACGATGTTTCTGTTGACAACCAACATGTTCTGAAAAGAAATGTGCAGGGGATTAGAGTAAGAGTGATAGAGTACCTCCTACGAGAAATCTAGGTGTGCCTGAAGCACAGTAAAAAGCAGTATTAAATTATAACCCTAGCTAGAGGGTAAAGTCGGTATTCGTGTTTCTAGTGAAGCGTCTAATTAACGTATGCGAATAAGCATTAGTGGTGTAATGGTTGCACACCTTCATTGCGAGGGAGTGTAGAGTTCGATTCTCTGCCTAATGTCGGCACTTATTTTTAATCAACTAGGTAAATATTATGTCTACAATTCAAGTAAATAAAGAAGCTCACAGAGCTAAAGCACAACTATTTCGTACTGGACACATTGTACGTGAATTGTCAGGAAACGTTGTGTGTGATGGAAGTGTAACAGTTAAAAACTACCCTTGGTGTAATAACGTCAGTGGTATTAATGTTGCAAAGAAATTTGTTCGTAAGTCAGGTCAAGTTTCTGTTAATAATTGATAAGTTTTGCCTTTCCACGGTTGGCAGTAAAGTAACTGGCAGGTTCGACTCCTCGCTTTAGGCACCATTTACTATTTTTAAACTTACAGAGGCAGTTATGAAAATTGATTTCAGTAACCCATTGTTTGGAACATCAAAACCAAATCCTTGTGAGTATGCATTTCGTTATTGTGATAGTAGTAACATGCTTGGGTATTGGGATATTTATTCAGAAGAATTTACAGCTACTGGAAGAGAAACTAATATTTACTTAGAGTACTGGAAAATACTTAGATTTACTCCTAAAGGCATTGTTATTGAATGTTACAGAGTTGGAAAGTTTAAGGAAAAATTTATAGCCCATAAATGGCTAAAGAAATTTGCTCACTTAAATCTAGAGGAAGCTCAAACAGCTTTCTTGTATCGTAAAAGTAAACAAATAGGGTTACTTAAAGGACAACTAGTAAACGCAAATGCTGCTTATAACCTAGCTAAAAACAAAAAATGGGGACATGACTAATGAAACCACTTTATATTTTCGATATTGATGGAACACTAGCTGATCTTAGGCATCGTCTTCATTTAATTAAACAAAAAAGTCCTGATTGGGATGCGTTTCACTCTAGCGTAATGAGTGACGCACCAATTCCTAGCACGATAAGTACATTGCAAATGTTGGCTGAGTTTTGTGATATTTGGTATTTTACAGGACGTATGGAGACTTGCCGAGACTACACTGAGATGTGGTTAAAAGCACACGTACAAGGTTGGAGTAACCCTAATGTGACAATGAGAGCTAAAGACGACACTAGGCCAGATTACGTAATTAAGCAGGAGATGTTAGATAATATGCTAGATGTTGATCGTCGTAGATTAGTTGCTGTATTTGATGATCGTCAAAAAGTTGTTCAGATGTGGAGAGCAAATAATATTACTTGCTACCAAGTAGATAACGGAAACTTTTGAGGATAGTTTAATGAAATTAACAAGTGAAAATGTAGAAAAAGTTTTTAGATCGTGTTTGTTTGAAGACAATGAAGAACAGATAGATATTGTTAACTCTGCTGGAGTAGTTATAGATGCAGAATTTAAAAAACAAAAACTAGAAGAAAACAAAGAAAACATTATTGCTATGTTAGATCAGCTACCTGATGACTTTAATCAAGAACTCGGAGGAGGTATGCATTTTACTAATGCTGCTTATAGAAATGACAACTATTTATGGGGTGAACACTGCCATGTTGATTTTCTTATTTGTTTAGGTATAGCTGTAGGTTATGTCAGATTTTGTTTAGCAAGGGAATTTTGGGCAGTATTGCCACAAAAACTTCCTTATTTTGTAACAGGAAAAATTAATTAGGTAATAATATTATGACTAATAAAGAAGAATACAAAAGAAGAAGAAAACTTTTAACAGACGCTTTGCGTTCTGGTGACTACAATCAAGGTTTTGGAGCTTTAGAAACTAAAGCAGGGTTCTGTTGTTTGGGTGTAGCTTGTGTAGTTGCTGAAAAAAATGGTGTAAAAGTTAACCGTGTTAGTGGAATACAAACTCTTGAAGGAAATACTTTTTTATCTCAAAAAAATGTTATTGATTGGTACGGTTTTCGTAGTTTTTCAGCTAAATTTACATTAGCAGGCGATACAAGCGAACTTTCTTTGATAAATTTAAACGATGTATACAAATTTTCATTTGACCAAATAGCAGACATTATTGAAAATGAGACTGGCAATCTTTTTGTAGAAAGTGATGATCACCATGTTAAACTCTAATCATCCCTTACATATATGTACTGACTGCACTTATTATGATGCTCACAGAGACAACTACGGAAAAATTATAGCTAGGTGGTGTAAAAAACACACTGCTATTTGTGAAGACGCTGTAAAAGTTTGCGATTACCAAGTTGTACAAAAGCAAACAAATTTTGTTTTATATACGTGTGATTTTCATAATAAACATTTTATTAACAGGTTTGCTCTTGAAACACAAGATACTGAGTATAACCTCCACTTGTAGGTTTAAATTATGAAAATGGTTTGTTATTTATTAGTAGTATTAATAATTGTAATCGTAGCTGTTTTTGCAGATCCAAGAACAGAACTAGGGAGTAAAAAACACTTACCGGGAAGTTCTTTTTGTGTAACGTTTTATTAACAACAGGAGTAAAAATATGACTACTTTTGAATCTTGGATACAAAATATTAAAAGCATTATGTGGACTAAAGACAAAGTAGCTTGTGCTACAGTTGCTTGGCATTATCAACAAAAAATAATTAACAAACTTAATGCAAAATTAAGTTTAATTGAAAATAACAACCATACTTTAAAAGAAGATACTAAAAAGCAATCTGGGTTATTAAAAGAAGCTGTTACAAGGCTAGAATGGTTCATAAACACATTTCCTGAAGGATGTAGTTATAATGACCACAATTTGATAGCTAGAGTTAAAGAAGTTATATAATGATAATGAAAAAACCTATGAATATTTTATTTATTGCTATATGACAAGCACAAACAATAACTAATTGTGTACTAGTAGTTACTATTAGTATATGTAACCCAGTAGCTAAATACCACAGTGTTGATGTATTTTCTACGTTAATCCAGCCACAACCAGTACCGCCATTCTTTGGGAGTGGTACGGACTATTAAAATGAAATAACTAATACAGCGTAAATAAAGCTAAATTAAAGTGGAATTACAAACTACGTACAAATGGTAAAGTAGTGAGTAAAAGTGGTTATTTGACTGCTAAAAACGCTTCTACAGAAAAAGATTTGTATATATTGGAAAACAACTTAATTAATCAATTATCAGGTATAGAAACATGGATATAAAACCCTGCCAATTTTGTAATTCAACAGATACACAATTAGGAGTTTATAAAAATCGTGTGTTTATTATATGTATAGGATGTGAAGCAAAAGGACCAACTGTTTATGTAGATGATACAGAAAAACTAGGGGAATCTAAAAAACTAGCTATTAGTAATTTTAACAACCGAGAATACAAAAATGATTAGGTATCCAAGTATTGAACAATTTAGAAGAGTAATTAAAGAAGTAGAAATGACTTTTAAAAATGAAATTCAGCCTACATTAAAATTTAAAGGTACTGTAAAAGTACATGGTACTAACGCTTCAGTAGTTATTGAACCTAACGGAACTATAACAACACAGTCTAGAAACAACGTAATAACTGTTGAAAATGATAATGCTGGTTTTGCTAAATGGATTGAAGAACGAAAAAGCTGGTTTTATGAATACAAAAAACAACTAGAACACCAACTAATAGCTTGGGGAAGTGACACTGTAGTTATTTACGGTGAGTTTGCTGGTGGCAATATTCAAAAAAATGTTGCAGTGACAGGTATTGATAAATTCTTTTACGTATTTGGTATTAAAATTATTAATGAAAAAGAAAATGAAGATTACTGGTCTTCAGAAATTCCTGAATTTACACGAATGGATAATTATAACTTTGACAGAATTTTTATGGCTAACAAAATTTGGAAAAGAAATATACTTATCGATTTTAACAAGCCACAAGAATTGCAAAATCAAATGATTCAGCTAACTGAAGAAATTGAAGCTAACTGCCCTGTAGGAGCATTATTAGGCTCTACTGAGTGTACTGTTGGTGAAGGAGTAGTGTGGGAACACATTGACTGTAATGGCAACAGATTAGCGTTTAAAGTTAAAGGGAAAAAACATAGCTCATCTAAAGTTAAAGTTATGGCTGCTGTTGACGTAGAAAAAATGAAATCAATAGATGAATTTGTTGATTATGTATTAACTGAAGCTAGGTTAGAACAAGGCTTTAAAGAAATATGTGATTGTAATGCAGACAGAAAATACTTAGGTAACTTTATTAAATGGGTTTGTTCTGATGTGTTTAAAGAAGAAACTGATACTCTTTTAGCTAGTGGTTTAACAACAAAAGAAGTATCTAGTACTTTAAGCAAAACAATTAGAAATTGGTTTTTCAATAAGGAGTTATTATAAAAATGTATTTAAAAGAAGAAATTGAAAAATGGGCAACAGCTGTAGGAATAATTAAAGATGGTACTTTTATAGGACAACTTAAAGGTTTAAGTACGGAAGTAGTAGAAGCTACTGAAGCATACACTATGTTTAAAACACAGAATGCAAATGTAGCAGAAATAGAAATGGAAATGGGTGATATTTATATTTACTGGATGAATGCCTGTACAAAACTAGGGTTAGATCCAGAAAAATGTGTAGATAAAGCTTTTAATAAAGTAATTAAAAGAACTGGAACAATAGTATCAGGAAGGTATAAAAAAGATGATTAGAAAACCATTAGTAAATAACTATATGCGTAGAATTAAAACTATTAAAGTCGGAATGAAAAAAATTAACGGCAAAATGATTCCTGCATATCGTGATGTTTACGTAGATGTTTATGACGTTATCAGAGCATTTAATGTTACAGATCCTGCTATGGCACATGCAATTAAAAAGTGTTTAGCTGCAGGACAACGTGGAGCTAAAGACAGTATTAAAGATAAAAATGAATCTATACAAGCTATTGAAAGGTCAATAGTAATAGAAGAGGAAGAAGAAATTTACTCTTCATTAGTACCTTAATTTAACAACAATAACAAATTACAGAACTTATGGAAAAATTAAAGATACATGTCCTGTATGTAACAAGTTAATTGCTGCTACAGGTTTGGATCAACACATGAAAGCAAAACACGTATAAAGGAACATACTAATGTCAGAAAGTAACTTATTCGAAGAAGCAAGCCGTTATAAATGGACTTTTAAAACAGCAAAATAAACTATTTCAGTTCAAGATCTGGATGCGTTAAACTCTACTCTTTAAAAAATATAGGTTGCTGCAATTTCTCCATCGTTAACTTTTATACAAAGTTTAACGGTAAAAAGACCACGACCGAAAGTGTCGTCAAAAATAACAATGTGCAAACACTAAAGATCCTAAATTTGTATAATTTTATGTTTGTATTAAAACTGGCAGCGTAATCATATACAGTAAATTGTTTTACTTGAATTAAGGTCGGTATTTAAGTACCGGCCTTTTTTCTACATTAACCTAATAGAAACTAATACTATGAAAAGAACTAGAGAAGAGTTAACCAAATACATAGACCACGTAATTAAAGATATTCATGAAGACTGTAACAAAACAAAAAATAGAGAAGAAATAAACTATAGTAATGATCTTCTTTTAGTGGCTTTCAAGATTAAAGAATTGTTAGTGAGCAGCAGCCCGTAATTTAGTAAATAATCAATAAACTAGTATGCCTGTACTTGTTACAGGTATTTTTTTGCCTGAAGGAAAGTAATATGTTAAACATAAAAAAGTACATAAGAGATTTAGTCAATGAACAAGTAAGTTTACTAAACAGAGAAAAAGAAAAAGAAGTAAAAAATGACACCGTTAAAGAAGTAACGTACTTAATGAGAGATAAAATTAATAGTTACATCAGAGATAAACAGCAAAATGAAATACGACAAGAAACTAGCAGGTATACAGAAAGTGAAGAATTTCTTTCTAAAATAGTTCAAAGGATAATTAACCTTCAGGTGAAATAATGGAGTTTACAACAGAACAACATAACATTATCGATCATGTAATAAATAACCCAGTAACTCCTGACAAATATGGAAATATAACACTTGTACCAGCTAGTGCTGGCTGTGGTAAGACGTTTATAGGTAAAGAGATAGTATCACGGCTTAACCCACGTAAAGGTCTTTACACAGCATTTAATAAAGCCATAGTGCTTGAATCCGAAGAGAAATTCAGCAACTACGATGTGGAGTGTAAAACATTTCATGCACTAGCTTATAAATTTGTAAAACCAAAAAGAGGTATGCAAGAACTTAGCTACAATGACATAAAAGAAAAAATTACTTACCCTGACAAAGCACTTGTACTGGAAGTTATAAACTTATTTTTTGTTTCTAGTTCATTAGATATGTATGACTTTTTTGAAGAGTATTTTTTTAAAAGAGATGATCTTATACCTATAGCAAGTAAATATGTTAACTTGATGATAGATAGAAAAATACCTATGAGTTTTAATTTTCTACTAAAGTACTTACATTTAATGCTAGTAGAAGGAACTTCATGTAAATACGATATAGTTATTCTTGATGAAATTAATGATGTTACTGCAGTTCAATTAGAAATATTCAAATTAATTGAATCACCTATAAAAATAGGTCTTGGAGAATCTAACCAAGCTATTTATAAATTCTTGAATCTTAAAGATGGTTTTGATGAACTACATGAAGCAGTCCAACTACCTCTAACAAATTCTTTTAGGTGTAGTATTGATATTGCAAAAAATATTGAAAAGTTTATGAAAACTTACGTAAAACATGATTTCCTGTTTACAGGTACATCTAACCCTGTGAAAAATGGAAATACACTTTACGTTACAATGACAAATGCGGCTATTATATTTTTAATAAAAGAGTTTATTAGTATAAACAAAGGGTTTACGTTACTAAGAAAAATATCAGATATATTTGCTTATCCTTTAGCTATTGTAAGTGCTTCATCAGGTAAAGAAGTATACCAATATAAATATAAGTTTTTAGAAAAAGAGTATAAAAAATATAAAAAAGACCAATCAGATAAAACATCATTTTTTTCTTATTTAATAGAAGAAATCGGTGATCAAGAAACAGAATCTGCAATCTCTTTACTATCCACTTTAGCTGCAAATAAAACAAATATATTTGATTTGTATAAAAAAGCTAAGTTTGTTAAAGCAGATTCAAAATATACTATTGCAACTGTGTTTACTTCTAAAGGTTTAGAATTTGAAACAGTTAACATTAATAATGATATGAACAGTGCTGTTGGCAGAGTAATTGAGAATGGTGGTGTACAGTCAGAAGATGACTTAGTTATTATGAGAGCATATTATGTTGCTACTAGCCGGGCTGGAGTCAACCTAAATAACGCAATATTCTTAAAAATACAGTAGGCTAAAATCTATGAATAACGCAAAAAATATGAACTTAGGATCATTATCAACATACGAAATACAAGGATTAGCATTAGATAACACATCCTTTCTTGAGGAGCTTGGTAGAAGATGTTTGAAACTAAACCTAGATTGTTATGATAAGGATTCAACTTGTTATCATGAAGAAGAATGTAACGAGCTTAAAGATGAGATAAGCAACCTACAACAAGAATCAGCACTGTGTGCGGAATGTGGAGAAGACCTTGATACATAAAACAATATTATTTACTTAAAATAAAAATTACGCAGTCACTCACTCTGCATAATAACTTAAATTTAGTGAGTACCTTTAAAGGAAAATAAAAATGTCAATTAGTAATATTTTAGAACAGAAAAAAGAAGATCTTTCAGATGCTGAGAAAATTAAAGCAATTGCTGAAATTGTAAGTCAAGCACGTAAAAGTTATGGAAATTCAGATGCAGTTGTTACTTCACCTGAAATTAACACAACTGATGGTGTTGTAGAATTACAGTTTGTTTCGGTTGAGACAAAACTATCTCTGGTTAAACAAGAAGTAGTAGCTATCAAAATGGCTGCAATCGAGTTTGAAAAAAGTAATGAAGGTGTTAACCGTGACAAAATGGTAGAGCAATTGCTTGCTACATCACCCATTATGGTAAACCTTGCTGACACAGCTAAGTTTTCTTACTTGTAAGCTTTAACTAAATAATATTAAGAGGTAGTAGTAATGTTTTTATCATTTGTAAAAAAAGATGCTTCTGAGCTAGAAGTAGTAGCAAAGATTCGTGGTAAGTACAAAACACTGCCTTTTGATATTATTTTAAGATTGTTACTGATTTATAAAACTATAGGTTTAAAAGAATTAAACCTAAAAATAGACGAATTTGCTAATAAAATAACTAACCAGTCTTTATCTAACTACTGTGACAGTTACGGTAATGAAGAACAGGATCTTTATTTTAATATAACTAAAGTGCTGCCTTTTTATGAGCATTTTTATTTTAGAGATGATTTAAAAAATTTGTTAATAAAAGACGCTTTGCGTTTTGTTTTTGCTATAAAACAAAACACTTTAGGTTTATTTGACACAAAAGTAAATGATATATTTGATGTACAAAAAAATTTACATATTTCTATAGCTTGGATAATACAAGAACAAGATGCTGTATTTGCTCATTTACCTAATCATATAAATCTAAGCAGCAATAACTTTGATCAAATTGTTGAATTCAGTAATCTTAGCAATTTAAAAATTCAAATAATTAATACAATAATTTTAGATGCTGCACGAGAAAAAAAGTACAAGTTTGTGTTTAACGAAAATTATAAAAAATCTTTTCCTGACGTTACCAGTGAGTTAGAAAAAACTACAAAATATAAAACTGAATCAGGTCAAGTAACAGAAACAACATCAGCAAGTGCACCGGGAAGCCAAGATGCAATACTGCCAGATGGGTCAATTTATGATTATAAAACTGTGGAAAAACCTTAATTACCAAGACCTGAATTAAAATTTGGTAAAGGATACGATGATGTAAAAAAATATAATTCTCCTGAATCAGTAGTAAAAATTGCTAAAAAGAAATCACAAATTATTTACGACAACGACGACATACCTTTTTAAGAGAAACAATAATGAAACACCCTAAATATGATGAAGTTAAATTACTGGTTGATAATGACATAGCTGTTTTGCTAGTAGGTCCAGCTGGTAGTGGTAAAACAACTATTATAGAAACAATATCAAAAGAAAGAGATATGGAGTTTTATGTTATATCTATGACAAGACAAACTACGTTATCTGCACTAATAGGTTTTAAAAATATTAATGGTGACTATACATCTACTGAACTTAGGAAAGCTGTTGAATTTGGACACTTATTATTAATTGATGAAATAGATGGAGGTGATCCAAATGTCCTACTATGTCTTAATACGTTAGAAAATGGGTTTATGTCATTTCCTGACGGCGTTGTCAAAAAACATAAAAATTTCAGATTGTGTGCAACAGCTAACCCAAAAGAAAAACAATACACTGGTAGAGCAGTATTAGATGAATCTACGTTAGACAGGTTTGACAATATTTTTATAGATACAGACGCAAACCTAGAAAAAGAAATTGTTGGTGCAACTATTCATGATTGTATGAATGATGTACGAAAAGTACTAAAAAACTGGAATCACCAAAAAACAATTTCTATGCGTGATGCAATCCGTTTTAAAAAACGTCATGACATAAAATTGATAGACGGATTTGTAGAAAAACTTCTCGATAATGAAGATAGTATGATAGATAAATATAACACTTTAAGAGAAGTTAAAACTTTTATAGTACAAGAGTTATGTCCTACAGTAGAAATTTTGTACAAAAATATAATGAAATCACAAGGAATATTCAATGAAAACACTACCTAATATATACCCTGACGTATGGAAAAAAGAGCTAAAGATAGAAACTTTAGACTATTTACCTTTTCGTAACTTAATGCATTTTAAACATTTTGTATCAAATATTACACAAATTGAAGATAACAAATGTGATGTTTCTTATTCTGATGCGTTATCTGATTTAATGCTGGGAAAATACGAAAAAGATGATAGTAGATATGAAAGCGTTAGAAACTTAGTGAGAAAAAATCTATTAAAACGTGGACTTATTACTCAAGAAATTTATGAAAACTTTAAATACTCTACTGATGGTATTGTAGTTGACTATGATGTAGGAAAATATGCAGCTGGTGAACCTGATTGTGTTATTACACCTTCAGTACAATATGTAGATTTTTTTCATGAACTTTATATAAATATATCTTATAGATATGATATTAGTGATATTGATATTTCTAAAAATATTAATAAATTGTTGGCTACTATCGAAGAACTAGAGCGTCAACATATATTCATTAAAATTACTTTAATACTAGCTTGTAGAGAAATTAACAACAAAAACAATTTCCTGTCTGTAATACCTTTATTTTCTCATAGAGAATTTAAAACAGTAGAAATTATGTCTTCAGTTTTAAATAATAGACTGTTGAGAAAATTCTTTTTTGCTATATTTGAAAATAAGTATGGTGATGAATTATCAGATTTTTATGGAAGAGTACTAAAAGTATCTGACTCTTTATCATTAAATGATGAATTTAATGAAATAGAATTCTTTACTGAAATTAAAGACACTGTTGAAAGGAGATTATAATGAGTACTATTGATATGCTTGAAAGTTATGTAAAAAGCAAAACTTCATCTTTATCAAATTTTCCTATTATTGTTAAAAAAGGTATAAACACTATATCTGGTGAAGCTCCTTTTAAACTAAAATTAGCTATTGTTCTTTCTGAACTAGTTACTTTATCTTCACACCTAAGAAAACCTATAGTGTTGTTTGACGGCACATTAGTTCCTACTAATGCTATTACGTTTGCTTTGTGTGGTTCTGGCGAAGGTAAAGATAAAGCAGTAAATGCTGTAAGAAAATCTTTAAAAGAAGCTTATTATAAACTAGAAGAAAAACGTAAAGAGTATGCTGAAGAAAAAGCTAAGAATGACGCTATAATACATGGTGAGTCACGAGAAGATTGGCAAAAATATTACTCAGCACCTAAGCCTTTACAAGCTGGTCTTGGCACTGTTGAAGGGCTAACAAGCCATTTTGCTAGTATAGAGTCAAACCCTTTAGGTGCAGGAAGTATCATGAGCACTGAAATTGGTAGTGAGTTACAAACTAATGGATCTATTATGGAAATTTTTAAAGTAATTTCTGTTGCTTATGATCTAGGTGCTATAGCAGCAAAAATAATTAAATCTTCAGAAAATCAAACAGCTTCAATATTAAGTTTACCTGTAAACGCTTTACTGTTTGGCTCACAAGAAGCTTTACTATTTAATAATGATGTAAAATCAAAGTTTAAGCTTGTGTTTAATACACAATTAGCTAGAAGATCAATATTCTCGTTTACACCCGGAACTTCTCCAAGAAAACAAATAAACTCTGTAGAAGAGTTATATAAAATAAGAGAAAAAGAACGTGATCGTGTAGTAGCTAGTCAAGAAGAGTTAAACAACTTTACTTCAAATTTAGTAGATGTAACAAATCAAGAACCTTTAACTGTGAGCAAAGACGCTAATAAACTATTTGATGTTTATATGGAATACAACTCTATGAAATCTGATGAGTTATCAAATAAGTACCCAATATCAAAACTTAGCCGTAGGCACAAACAATGGCTAGCTTTAAAGTTAGCTGGTAGTTATGCAATACTAAATCATGAAGATCATGTATCAGAACAAACTTATGCTTACGCTATAAATACTGTTGAATTTTTATCAGATGACTTAAAACTATTTGAAATAGAGTTAATTAAAGAACCTTATGAGCAATTAGCTGATTTATGTGCAACTAATGCAGAAGATGGCAAGTTTACTATGTCACTTCACGATTTACGTAAAATGGGGTATATAACTGGTACAGGCTCATCTAAGAATAAAATATTAGATTTAGCAACATTAGTTAACAGTTACGACCAAGAAGCCAGTTACACAGGTAACCCAGATTCAATCAGTTATCAGCAAACTATGAAAACTGATGTAATCGGAGTTTCTTATATTATATTTTAGGAAAATAAAATGTCACTATTTTTAATTTGGACTTTATCAATAACTGTATTAATACCTTTGTGTGTATTATGCCATATAATAATTTTTCCTATATGGTTTATAGCAACAACAATAGCAACAACAGTTTCTATTACTACTTATCGTGAATCTTTCAGATATTTTTTAAAAGATTTTGTTGTTGAATTGAAAGGATGTTTACCAAAATAAAATTAATTAAACTAGGAATAAAAATGAGTATTGTATCAGCACAACATGTTAAAGATGTAATAATAGGGTACATTAATGGTAAAACTATTCAAATGTTAAATGTTAATAATATTTGGAGAGATTTAAGTCATGCCCCTAATTGGGATTTTTCTAAAGAAAACTACAGAATTAAGCCAGTACCTAAAAAAATTTGGGTACATGATAACCATGAGTATGATTGGTTTGAACCTAAAAATGACGAAGACTTTAAACCTTTAGGATATAAGTTATTCGAGCAGGTGCTGTAATCATGACACAAGACATGAAAGAGTACATGAAGGTAAACTGCTCAAAAGGGTATACTTATGAAGAAGCTAAGTTTGAAGAATTACCTTCTGGTATTCTAGAATCTAACGCTGCTTATAGTCCTTTTAGGTTTGCAGGTGGTATTAGGTCAAAGTCTAATATTGAAGGTGGTGCCAAGTTTGTTGTACTTGATATTGATAAATCTATGTTAACTGATTTAGAAACGCATACATTATTAAACGAGTATAATCATCATATTGCTAGAACTAGTGATCCAGATAACGAATATAAATTTCGTGTGCTTATAGAGCTAGATTCTATAGTAGATGTTGAAGATCGTATGTGGTCTGTATTTATTGAAGAAATAGGTATTGAGCTAGGTATTGTTATAGATAATCTACCTAAAAGTTCTATATTCTTTTCTTACGAAAATCGTGAAATACACAGTCAAACAGAAGGTACTCCTTTACCTGTTAAGCCATTATTAGATCGTGCTGCTATTCGTTTACGTGATAAACCAAAGCCAGCTAGAGAGTTACCTACTGCTAGCAAGAAAGCATTATTAGATGATCCACGTACTACTTTTGAATTTGCGTTTAACGCAGAAAAAGGTGAACGTAGTAGATTTCTTTATAGAGCACTAGCTTACGCAATTGACGTTGGTGCTACTGAAGAATACATCATAGATTTAGCTAATGAAATTAATGATTATTGGACTGATAGTATGGATACAGATAGGTTAGAAAATACTTTAATTACACCAGCGTTACGTAGGATATAATTATGTCTATTTACTCTCACCCAACTCAAATTACAGAATTAGAAGGTATTTACGTTGTAAAAAATAATCAAAAAAATAAGTACGTTTATTTAAGTGTTGTATTTTTTGGTATGAAAAAAGAAATTTTTAAAAGTCATTTAGATATTGTAAATTATTTAGAAGCAGCAGATGTTTCCGAAGATGATTTATTTTTTAATAAAAATGAAACTTTAGATTCTGTATTTTTAGAAGCATAAAATAAAAATGGAGAATAACAATGTTTGCAAAACGTGTAATCAAAAAAATAAAACCTACAGATGTGAGTATTCTTACTCAATCTAATGTTCCTAAACCTTTACATGGGTTAAATCCTAGAACACTTTTAGGAAAAATTTGGTGGGATAAAACTAGGTTTAAAGCACAAGAATGCTATGGCTATAAATGTGCTGCATGTGGTGTAGATAAAGAAAACGCTAAAGAACATCAATGGTTAGAAGGACATGAAGCTTGGAATATAAATTATCAAACAGGTATTTGTGAAGTAACAGAAATACTGCCTTTATGCCACTACTGTCATAACTTTATTCATAGCGGTAGGTTAGTTGTTACAGCAAGTAGAAAAAAAGCTGTTGACGTTATTACTCATGGAATTGCATTGCTAGCTGAAACTAAACTTAAAGTATTCCCCGGGACGCTTATAGTTGCAAACAGATTAGGCATTGACACAAAAGAATTAAGATCTTACGCTCTGCCGTCAAATCTTTATTGGTCAGATTATAAAATGAAGTTAAACGGAAAACTGTACGACAGTTTGTACAAAAATTACGAAGAATGGGAAAATCATTATGTGGGAATATGAAGGAACACCAATTAATTTTCACGAAGATTTACACGAGTACTGTGTAGCAATTGTCTACGAAATAACATTTAAAGGTGGCAAGAAATACATAGGTAAAAAGCAAGTAAGATCTTTGCGTAGATTAAAAGCAACTAAAAAACAATTAGCTATTCGTAAAAACTATAAACGTGTAGAAATGAAAAACATACCTTTTATAGATTACGCAGGTACGTCTGAATTTACTGAAAATTTAGTGCCTGTAAAAAAAGAAATACTTCATCAATGCAGCAACAAAAAAACAGCAACTTACTTAGAAGCTGGTGAAATGTTTCATGTAAATGCAATATTTAACACAGACTATTTAAACAAAAATATTCAAGGTTGTTATTTTGATAATTCACTAGATGGTTTGATTGATATAGAAGCTGAAATAGAAATGCTAACAGTAGAAAAATTTACAAGAAAAACAGCAATAATTGAACATAATATTGAGTACTCTGTACCAAAAGACGAATGGTACGCTTTAATAGATGCAGGTGTAGATCCAGAAGAAGCATTCCAACAATTAAACCAAATAGTAGATACTAAAATACGTTTTGTAGACTGTAAAACTGATTTAGTTGAGTCAATACAAATTCACAGCACTGAATTTATCTGGTAGCAACTATTCCTTAAAACTAGGGGGTATAAATAGGAAGTTAAAATGAATATAAAAGAAATAAGTAAAGATATAGAAATTCTTCTAAGTGCAATGTATGACGCAATGATAACAAAATCACTTGCACCAGAAGAATACGATATTAATAATTACGAAGAAAAACACCGCAGTTTCATAAATAACTATGTAGAAAAAAGCTCTGGTATGACTTGTGCTGAAGTGTTAATCAGCTATTTACAATTTAATAATCTTTTAATTGAAGGTATTGCAGAATGAAAACAGTTCATCAAATAACTTTACAACTTTTACGTAACAAAAATTCAGTATTGTTTGGATCTCAATCTTTAGAGCTAGACAACTGCGATGATACTGACATAGCAATAATGCTTAGTGACTTGCCTGAAGAATTAAAACATTTACAAGTTTTTAGTCCAGAAAACTATTTTACTGTTCTTCCATTTGGTTGTATTGGTTTTATACGCATTACTGATCAAATAAAAGATTTTTACGAAAAACCAAATCATATTGATATATTGTTATTCAATAACAAACTAGGTCTTAGTGTTATTTCAGGTGTTGTAAGAGATTTAAAAAGTATTCCTAAATTTTACGTAACAGAAAAAAAAGTTAGAATAAAACTGTACGAAATAGGTATAACTTACTATAACAAAATGGTGGAAAACATCTAATGTCCTATAATACAGTAAATTATCAAGTCTATAACACACTGTATAGTATTAACAAAATTTTACGAGTTCTTAACGAGCACAAAATACTAGGATTTGATGTAGAAACTAGATCAATTTACACTGCAGAACAAGTAAAAGAAGCTAAAGAGCTTCTTAAACATCCTAAAAATATTAATCCTTGTTTTTTAATTAATGTTAAAAAAGTGGCTAAGTCTTCTGGATTAAGCCACCCAACTCTTATAAGAACTACACATTTTATATTTGGCATAACTAGTACTGAGAGTGTTATTTTGATAGCTCATGATGAAAAAACAGAAATGGCAATTTGGAATTGGATTGTAAAATACAAAGGCAAATTTCTTATACACAACTCAGGTTTTGATTTAAAAATATGCTATCAAAGAACAGGAAAACTTCCTGTAAATTTTGAAGACACTCAGTTAATTGCTAAATGTTACATAAACAATGCAGATAACTGGAAAGCTAAAGTAGGACTTAAAGTGCTCATGGGTGGTTATTACAATCCAAAGTGGAGCATGTATGAGGATTACAATATCAAGAATATCAATGATACAGACTTCTTGGAATATTGTGCAATTGACGGAAGCTCTGTGGTAATGCTTTATAGGTTGCTGCAAGAGCATAAAGAGAGTATGCTACCATAGACGTTTAGCAAACAAGGTTTAAAGTTATGGAAAAGTCTAGTGTACGACTTAAAAGAATACTGGTAGGTATGAAGTGCAGATGCAACGGAACAGCAGGAGAGCACTCACTAGTTAACTATAAAAACAGAGGAATAACAGTCTGTGATTTGTGGTTAAACTCAACAAAAGACTTCATGTTATGGGCAATGGAAAATGGTTACACACCAGAGTTGTCTATAGACCGTATAAATAATGACAAAGGATACTCTCCAGATAACTGTAGGTGGACAGATCAATCAGTACAATCTGCTAATACAAGAGTTCTTTATAAACATAACGTGTCTGGTTTCCGTGGGGTAAGTTGGAATAAGCAGTATGGTAAATGGGAAGTGTCTATAAGTGTTGACCGAAAAACAGTAAAGGTTGGCTACTACGACACTACCTTGGAGTCAGCTATGGCTTACGACACTTATATAAGGGATAACAATTTACCACATACAACAAATAACACTGTTGGAAGGGTAGAGTCCAGCAAAGGAAAGTTATTGTTGTCTAGTAACGTATCAGGTTACGTAGGTGTATCAGCACCTAAACGTATAGCTCACTTAAAAAATTGCTGGTTCACTCAAATACAAGTAAAAGGTGAAAGAGTGTTTAGTAAGTATACTGATTCGGCAATGAACGCAGCAATTTTACGTGAACAATACATAAAAGATAACAACTTACCTAACAAGTTGAACTTCCAGTGATGGTTGTAAAACTGTGGTACCAATTAAAGGAATTTAAACATGACTGAACATGACAATGAGATAAGAACTATTTATTGTGACTGTGGTGAATGGGAAATGTTTCCTTCTGATATGCCAAGACGAAAATCACAAAACTTTGAACATGTACAAAACACTGAAAACAACGAAGCTATTTATAAATGCAATTGTGGTTTAACTACTACTAGTGTTTGTGAAATTTCAGATAGTTCTGAGGAATAAAACATGACTGAATACACAGTTAAATGGGAAATTCAGTTAGAAGCTGAAAGCCATAGGGAAGCAGCTAAACTAGCTAGAGGAATACATCTAGACCAAAACTCAGAAGCTTTAAATTTTAAAGTAACTAAAGATGACGATGGTACTATAAAGTTTATTAACTTAATGGACTATAACGGAGAAATCTAATGGTTTACAAAAATCTTAGAGATCTGGCTGCTGCACTTGACGTTGTGGTAGGAAGGTACATGTTACTCAACTACCGTATAACGGACACAGAAAACCAACATACACTGATGGTATTTCGTTTAGTACGGGAAGGTTACAAACTTCATGGCAAAAGCTCTGGTGGTGGTATTAAATCAGTCAACATAAAGCTAGACGATATTTTTGGTGTTGATGAACACTTACAAGAACTTGATGAGTTATGTCGTAACTCAATAGATAACAGTAAAAGGTATATGGTGCACTATGAGTAACACACAGCTAAGACCTTGGCAATTACTGCCTGTACCTTACCCAGCAGAATTTGATCCATCAGATGATGATCCTGATTATTTTTACAAAAACGTTGTAAAGCAGTTAATACCTGACATTATTAAAATGACTCTAGAAGGTATCCCTATAGACCAAGAAGCAGTTGAAAAACTGAGATTAACTATCGATAATGTTTTAACTTCTGTAACAGAAAGATTAAATAAAAATCCACTTATAGAGCAATACAAAGAACATGTATACCCTGCATTAGTTAAAGAATACAAAGATAAAGTACTTGTTTCTGTAAGAACATATCATTATTATTTAAAAGAATTTAATACTAAAAATATTACTCATAGAACTTATGTTGTAAATGCTTTTTTAATAAATCAAAAACTTAATGATAAATGTAAAGAAAAATGGACAATACCAGAGCTTAAAAAAACAAACCAATTTTTAAAAAGTAGGTTTTTAACTAATGCAATTGACGGAACTCTTTCTCCTGTAAATCTTACTGTTGAAACTGGAATGATTAATCTAGCAAAAGAACAAGCAAGACTGTGGAATAAACCTAGATACAAAAAATCTGATATACCTGTAATAGTTCCTGACATTAATCCTGCAAGTGCTAAACAACTTCAAACGTTTTTTAATATGCTGGAAATAGAACCTATTACGTTATCAAGTAAAACAGGTGATGCCAGTTGGAACCGTAAAAACATAGAAATGTTATTTAATACTGAAACAGATGAAGATCTTTTAGATGTACTACAAGCGTTTATTGACCATTCATTTAGTGGAATTATAAAAAATAACTTTTTAGCAGCATTTGATAGTTTTACAATTGACGGTGTACTGTACGGTAACATTAAATTGTTCGGTGCTAAGAGCTTCAGACCAACCTCTAACTCGCCTAACCTGCTTAACATGCCTAGTTCTAAGTCTATATACGCAAAGCCCTTAAAAGAGTGTTTTATATCTCCTGAAGGCAAAGTTATATATGCAGTAGACTTAGGTGCTTTAGAAGACAGAGGCATTGCAAATCTGTCAGGTGATAAAAACAAACAAAATATTTTTCTAGAAAACTTAGATGGTCACTCTCTCAACGCTTGTGGTTACTTTAAAAAAGAAATAGAAAAGTATATGGGTGTAAATACTGACAACGTAGCTTATGTAAAAGAATTTTTTAGGTTAACTGATGAAGAAAAACATCCTGAACTTATTAAAATTAGATTTAATTCTAAAGCTCCTACTTTTAAACTAGCTTATGGCGGTTTTCCAGATGACACCAAAGGTGGAGTAATTACCGAAGAAATATTTAACAACTACCATACTGTTTTATACCCGGGTATTACTGATTACCGGGAAAACTATGTACTTCCGTTTGCTCAAGAAAATGGCTACATACATCTAGGTTTAGGTTGCAGAATATACACAGATGACGCTGAAGGTAAAATTAGATCTATAAATAATGCAACAGTACAATTTTGGAGCATATTAACTCTAATAGCAGTTAACGAAATTAATTTTAGAATTTCAGAACTGGGTTATGAAAATAACATAAAAGCAATTTCAACTATTTACGACAGTATTTACTTTATAGTAGATGCAGACACCGAAATGATTAAATGGCTTAACGACAATATTATTCCAATACTTTGTACTAAATGGCTTGAAGAAGAAGTTGTTTGTAACGTTGCTGAAGGTGAAATAGGTCTTAATTGGGCTAATTTACATAAAGTTAAAAACAACGCACCGCTAGAAGACATATACAAAATTTTGGAGAAAATTCATGATAAAAAATAAAGAACAACTTATAAAAAATATATCAGAAAAAGCAGTAGATGAAATGGACCTATCTACTCTTATGGAAATAGTTTTTGAAACTATTTGTAAAAATTTAAATAATTTAACTGATAAGGAACTTGTAGAAAATATAAAAGAATTCTACGAAGAATTTACTAACGATATTGAATACTAGGAAAAAACATGCAAAACATAGGAAAATTAAGAGAAAATGGTTGGCTTGATACTAAAGCACCAAATTCTCCACGTAAGGTACTTTTAAACATGAAGTTAGCTGTAGCTGTTGAAGAAAATAATGATGGTACTTGTAAAGTTTTATTTCCATCAAGATCTTGTAAAAATACAATTACATCTTTTGAGGCTGTAGAAACTTTTTTATCGGAGATGAAATAACATGTCAAATCCATTAGATTATGACCACAGTACTGACTATCTACCAAAAGACTGTGTACTAAAAATAAGTCCAAGCAAATTTAGTACTTTTATTGAAAAGCCTCATAACTGGTTTAGACAAGTTATACTTGGAGAAAACCAATTTACTTATAGTACGTCATCAGTACTTGGTACAGTAGTGCATTACTTATCTGAAATGGTAGCTAAAAAACAAGATATAAGTAAAGACGCTATTTTTGAATACATAAATAAACATGAAGATAATGATGATTACTGTGCTCAAACAGTAATTGATAATTTTGAACAAATGGCAGGGGTACTTATTAATGAATACGTACTTCCTAATATGGATAACTACCTAGAAATTGAATCTAGGCATTTTGTAGAAATACTAAAAGGCTTTTATGCTAGTGGTAGTTTAGATGTGTTAGAAGGCACTAAAGACGATTGTATGGTATCTGATTATAAAACTTACCATTCAAAAACTAAACCTAAGTCAATACCTTACTATTACAAATACCAACTGCTTGTTTATGCTTACATTCTTACAAAGCTAAAGTACAAACCAACACGTATAAGACTTATATATGTAAGCAGAAATATTGAAGGTCTTATGAGTCCTACTGGTAACGGTAAACAATTAAAGTCATACCCTCCTGAATTAACAGTTCTTACAGAAATGATTACTGATGAAGATATGCAATTTATTACCGGGCAGTTAGAAATGTGTGTTGATGCATGTCTCGCTACTGATGAACATCCTGAATTAACGCATGTAATTTGGCATGATCCGCGCCTTCGTGGTTTATAATAGTAGACAAACGTGCCACAACAAGGTAGTATTTGTTTTTTAAGGAGTAAAGAACATGGCACAAAGACAGTCAAGATTTGGAAGAAGTACAGGAAAAAATAACGCTACTGACTCACCTAACTACACAAGATGGAGTCACATGAGACATCGTTGTTATGTTGAGTCAGATAATAACTATTTTAACTATGGTAAAAAAGGAATCATTGTTTATAAAGAATGGATTACTGATTTTTTTGCTTATGAAAAATACATAATGTCTTTACCTAATGCAGGAAAAGAAACCTACACAATAGACAGAATAGATTCATCTAAAAACTATGAACCTGAAAATTTACGTTGGGCTTCTAAAGTAACGCAATCAAGAAACTGTAGAATTTCTTCTAACAACAAGTCAGGAGTTACAGGTGTGTCTTGGGATAAAAGAAATAACAAATGGAGAGCAGTGATAGCTATTAACTACAAAACAGTATCACTAGGAAGATTTGATTTACTTGAAGATGCTATTTCAGCAAGAAAACAAAAAGAAAATGAAATTAAATTTTATAAGCAGGCTTAAAGGTGCGTAATTGTGACTTGGACAAAAGAAGAATACGGAGTTCTTTCAGATAAAAGAGGTGGTCGTTGGACAATAACTAATGGTCATTTAAGATTTGATGTGCATGTTATGTACGACGGTAGTGGACGAAAAGAAAAATATCCTGATGGTGTAATAATATCAGTTGACCAAGCTGACGAGTATGTAGATAAAATTATCAATGCTTTAAATGAAGCTAATGTAAAACTAGAAAGGTAAAATAATGATACAATCATTACAAGAAATTATATCAAAAAAAGCTCAATCTGAACTAAACACAAAATACATAAATGTATGCAACAAATTTTTAACTGACTTAAAGATGGTCGGTGAAAGAGTTGATTTAGAAATAGATGGCAAAGTAATATTTGTTCCTTCCAGAAAAATTATAGAAGCTTTTATTTATTCAGCTTACAAAATCAACGCAGAAACACACGTAGAAAAAGAAACTATAAAGTTTATGCAAAGTGTACAACAAGCAAAAGTTAGATTAGAAGAACTTGGAGAATGGAATTATGATGAGTAATGTACCAGATGACTATTGGAGTCACACAGACAATCCATTACATCCAGACTTTGATGACAAACAAGGAATGTTGGATGAAAAAGAGTATGAAAAGCAAAGGGAAATTGCTATAGACGCTGAAGCTGAAAGACGAGCTGAAGAAAAAACTGACGCATTTTTATTTGAGTAACAAAGGTTAGATTATGAGCGCAAAAATATTAGTAAACGGTAAATCAGGTTCTGGTAAAACTAACCTGTTAAAAACATTAACAGACGCATTTGTTATATCTAGAGACGGTAAACAATTTCCTTTTAGTATACCTCACATGATGGTACCAACATTTTATGATATGCAAATACTGACACAAGGAGGTCAAGTTGTAATAGACGGTTTAGAAGTTGACGTTGAAGGATTTTTTGATAAAGTTGAAAAATACAATGACAAAATGGGATTTTACCCTAAAACAATTGTAATTGACTCAGTTTCTAAAATCATGCAAGACATAATCGATTACGCAAACATAAACTTTGTTAACTTTGATATCCATTCTTATATAAATAAAGAAACAGCAGTGCTTACTAAATTTGTACAAGAAGATTTAGTAGCAGAAGGCATGAACGTAGTTATTATTAATCACGTTATGGACAATGACAAAAAAGGTCTTATACCGATCGGTCAAGGCAAGTTTAAAGACAAAGGTGGTTTTTACGGTGAAGTAGATCACTCTATACTCGTAGAAAATTTAAAAGTTGTTCATCGTGGCGTAGAGAATCAAGCTAGAACTACTATTGCAACACTGCCTGATAGACAGCATATTGAAAATGACGTTAACCCTGCTAAAAGTAAAAAACTAGCAGAAGGTGAAGTTTATTACAATTTGCAAGAACACATTGACATGATTTTGAAAACAGAAAATGACAATGCTGAATGGTGCTTTTAATGAATAAACAGCTATTACATTCTTCTGGCAAAATTTCTTACCTTTTAGGTATAGACAAAGATAATGCAAAAGTTTGGCTAGAAGACGCTGTGTGGGATTGTAGTTGGTATTGGGGATTTGGTTACATGGTAACTTACAATATATCAAAAACAGACATTACTTCACATACTCATTTTAACAGTTTGTTTAAAGAAGGCAAAATTACACTATCAGATAACGGTATTAAAACACCTCTTTCAGCAAAAGAAGAATGGGAACTAGCTGAACTTATGAAAAGTTTTTACATACTAAGGGAAGCAGCAGATCTTTTACACCGTGGTGGAACACACATATCAAACAATCCTGCTTCAAAAGTTCTTAAATTACCAAAGTACTCAAATCATATAAATAAAGTACTACTGCCAGCTATTTTTAAATCAGTTTTTAAAATACTGCAACCATAATTACCAACAAGGGCTGACACCCTTTACTAACCCATGAGGGACTAAAACATGTCATTTGCAAAGAAAAGCACAAATAAAGAAGACGTTAAAGCGTCAGCCAGTAACTACATTTCAGCATCTGGTTTTTACAACGTATCTGTATTAGCAGCTTTTGTTGATACGTCAGAAAAAGGATCTAATGTTGTTAACTTTTTCGTAAACAATGAAGGTCAAGAACAAGTTCTGTACGGTAACTTACGTGTTACTAACAGTAACGATGACAATGGCGATTCAGTAGAAAACAAAATAGGTATGAAAGTTTTTAACCATATACTAGTTGTTGCTGACATTGATACTGTTGCTGACCCTGTTGAAGGCGATTTGCCTATTGGAAAAGAAGGTATAGACAAAACTGTAGCAATTCTCGAAGACCTACAAGATATTGACCTTGTTATGCGTATTCAACTTGAGTACACAAAATATATGGGCAAGATCCAAGAAAAGAAAGTGTTAAAAGCTGTCTATCGTGCTGGTGATAACGCAACTGCAGAAGAAATTGTTAATGATGGTAACTTTGGTGCTGGTTTTGAAAAAGATCAAAAATATAAAGACAACATCACATACAAAGATGACCTTACTGCTGAAGATATTGAAAAATGGGTATCTGGTGGACGTAAAAATACTGGTAGTAGTGGTGGTGGTGGAAAATCTTCAACTTCAAAAACACCTTCATTCGGTAATTCTGAAAAGCGTTTCGGCAATAAAAAAGCGTAATGTGGAGTAGACTAGTTATTGGCTTTAAAACATTAATAACTGCCATACTAATTGGAGGCACAGTTGTTGCCTCTTTTTACGTAGGGTATTTGTTGTTAGTTTTAGTAACATTGCTGATTATAGTTGGAATAGCTTATCTGTTTTTTAACAGAGATAAGGTAGTCGAGTGGTTTAACTCAGATGATTAAAATATTGGGGAGGTAACTCCCCTTTATTCATTAGTAAAAAACACCCTTAAAAACATTCTCAGGAACTACGCTTCCAACTCCAACAGACTCTAACGGCATGTGTGCAATACCACCGTAACGAGTACTCATGTTAAGAACGTTAGCACTAAAGATAGTGTTCATGTTTCCTGTTACATACTCTTGTATAACCATTTCAGTAGACAAGTTAACAGGTTTATCTTTAACCATTCTGTAAATAGCTTTCTGTATACGTAACCAGTAAGAAGGAAACATTAGTATACCTACGTCGCTTAGCTGTTTAACAGCCATAGGCAAGTTTTCTTTGTAATCAGGAAAAGAGTCAAGTACGTGTATTCGTGCTTGTGAAGGTGTCATTTTCTCATTCTGAATAGCATGTCTGTACAGAGTTTCTTTAGCAAACACATCAATCCTATCCGTTACACTAGAACCTAATCTTACAATTTCACTATTTGGGCTAGTAGTAAACTGAGATACATAACCTACAACATCCTCGTCCGTCTTCAATTCCTTAATACGATCAGTAACCATATCAAGTTGCTGTTGAGCACCTTTACCATAACCAGATTTACCAACTATCCCGCCAATATGACTTAAGAAGTCCTCACCTTGAAAACCAATCTTATTTAACGTTTTAATAAAATGAGCTACAACATTCTTATTACCTTTTCTGTCTGTAAGCATGTACTCAAGTGCTGTTTGAACATCAGCTTGGAATCCAGAAGAAGCATCAGAATTTTTAGCTACAAGATCAGAACCTAGAGAGTTAATAAAACCTTTGTTACCTAAGTTACCTACAGAAGTATTATCAATCTGAGTTTTTAACGCAGTTATTCTATCCTTTATAGCTTGATTGTCTTTAGTACCTACTAACCTAACTTTTAGCTGAATAATTTCATTAGTTATATTTTGATACTTATCATAGTCTTTAGATATTTCTAAAAAGTTTTTACCTATAAACAATGGTGAAGCACCTGCAACACTTAAGTAAGCTACGTTAGACATAACATCAATAGCCCATTTAGCAGGGTTTACAACAACCATACCTATTTTAGAACCAGCTGTAAGGTCTTTTACTATTCTCATTGCCCACTTCATGTGGTGATTATCAATAAGCGATTTAGAAAATCCACCTATAAGTAAATGAGACATGTCTTTTCTTACTAGCGTAATTTGGTCACTAAATTTTACACCGCTAGTTCCTTTTACATCAGAAATTCTACCACCAACTGGTTTGTATCTAGCTCTAATAGACTTGTCTAATGTGTTGTAAGCTTTGCCATCATCTAGCTTAACAAACCAAGGGTTGTCCATGTTATCAGAATCAACTACTTCTTTTAACTTACCTAGATCTGTATCGTTTGTAGCAAGAAATCTATTTTCAGACATAACTATGTTATTTCGTATTATCTGAGAATCCTTAATAGCCATGCTGTGTGCTGCACCTCTAACAAGAGTATTTACAAAGTCAGTCTCTATACCTAAAGTTTCTTTTTCAGCAGGACTAAGTACTACTTTAAATTTGTTACTTTCAGCTTTAACAACGTTAGAGTAGTTTATTTGACTAGCACTAGTTACGTCTACGTCTGTAGAACTCAACTTTATGTCAGTGTATGCTCCACGAAGTTCTGTAGAATCAATAAGCTTTTTGTAAACAATACCTAAATTGTCTTTAGTTGGATTTCTTAATACTTTCCAACCTGTTTCTTCACCTATTTCATAAGATCTTAAATCTTTAAGTTCTATAGCTTTTGTTTGATGAGATTCTTTGTAGTACTCAGGCAACATACTGTCTCTTAAACCTTCAGTACCTTCTACACCTAGCATAGTAACTCTATTAGCAATACTATTGTCTTTAACTAGGTTAACTAAATCAGTTTTAGCTAGGAATGACTCAAATTCTTTATTACCTATTTTTTGTATGGACTTAAGAGCTAATAACTTTCTAATGTCTACACTAAATGTAGCACTATCTGACATAGCATAAGTAGAAGCTAAGTTGTACAATTTGCCACCTTCTTTAGTACCTGCCTCAGTTTCTACAGTACGTTCTACGTTACGTTCAATTAAGTGATCTACATCTCTAATAGCAGACTTACTAACTTTTTTTATTTCAGTCTCTAACCGGGTTACTTCAGCGTCTATTTGACTGCTTGTAGTAATGTCACTAGCAAACACAAAGTAATCATGTAGCGGTAATTGAGTTACAAACCTGCCTATAGTACTAACCTCATCTTTAGACACACCAGTAAGTGCTTTTTTAAACTCACTTTTTTGAAAAGCAATAGAAGAAATTTGCTGACCTTCCAGTAAAGCTGAATCAGCTAACAAATCTGCCTTGTTAACTTTATTAGTACCTTCACCAGTAATAGTTTGAACTAAACCTTGAAGTGCTTCAGACCCTTCGTAAATGCCGGATAATTTATCAGCAGCATCACTATAAAGAGGAAACAACCTTTTCATGTTTTTGTCTAAAGTGTTTAATAAACGTTTACCTTTTCTTTCAATTTTACTGTTAAGCATACTAGATACAGCAGCATTTAAATAACGAAGTGAAGCTTTGTCTTGCATATCAGCAGCACTAGTTGTTTGTCTATTTTTTCCAGAAAACAAAACTGTTTCAAATTGTTTTTGCATATCTGTAATAAAGTTTATGTCTTCTTCTCTTTTACTTTTTCCTGAAACAATAACACCATTAATAGCAGAAAATAACTTTTCAGCATTAGGATCACCAATTTTAAAATCAGCGTAAGTAACATTATTAATAATAGTTATTACTTTATTTTTGACAAATTCTAATACTTTAGCTAATTTATTTTTAGAAGTGTTATTTAGTGAACTGTACACTTCAGCAGCTACATCAGGTTCTGAATTCATAATAGCAATAAATTCAGATAACATAGTTTCTTGTGAAGAATTTATATCAATGTAATCCATTCGTTCTTGAGTTTTATTACTAAAAGTTTTTCTTAAAACATGATTCATAGTTTTATCTATGTAAGCCATGTTTAAGTCTAATTGAGTACTGGTACCACTAGTTTTATTAGCAAATCTTTTAACCCAATCAATTACAACTCCTGCTGTAAAACTGTGAACTATTTCATGTTCAATAAGTTCTATTCTAGTTTTACGATCAGTAGAATTTTCTGAAATAACTACAGTATCAGTTTCAGTATCAAATTCAAATTCTTCACCTATTCTTACATTAGAACTGTTAGATCCTTCAAGAAAACTTTTAATAATAGGTGATTCTTCTTTGTACTGCTCTAATATAGTTTCTACGTCTGTAAGTGACTCAGTAGCTGTTTCTGGCTCACTAGCAGTTGTAGTAGTATTAGGAGCAGCATTATCAAATGCGTCCTTCATAGCTGAATTAGAAGGGTTAGCAGTAGCAGGTTCAGCATTAGGAACAGTAGCAGTCTCAACTTCTGTATTAGCATCAGCACCAGCAAACTCTCTGGCTTTTATACTGTTACCAATAAGAGCGTTAGTCTTCATGTTCATTCTTTCACTGTTAGCTATTTTAGCTTTAGCAGCTACTCTTGCATCAATCTTTGCTTTAAGTTTAGTAAACTTATCTGACTTAGCTAGTGCAGGATCATAAAACTCAATAGAGTTTAGTACTTGTTGATGAGTGTCATACTCACCTAAAAGTCTTTTATTTAATCTTACGTAAGCTTCTTCTACAAGGCGTACAGTCTCTGTTGTGCCAATTATCTGATCGTGTACGACAATTGCACCGCTATCACCTAGGACTTCGTTTATAGCGTGATACATAAGCCCAGAGTCTATTCCGTGTATAACAGACACATCCATTATAGATTGAAACAGTTCTTGTTTACGTGTTAGTACTGTGTGGCCACCTTCTTTAGCTAGGTCACTATCTCCGGTTAAAGGACTAGATACTTCAACAATTTTTGTAAGAGGCATACCATAAGTTTTAACTTGGTCAATACCAATACCATCTAATACAGCTCCAAAAGGAAGTACTTTCATTCTATGGTTATCTTTAACTTGAGTAGCTAAATTATAAATGTCAGCACCATCTTTTCTAAAGTCTTTTAGGTAAGCTTCGTAAATTTCTGCCTGCATTATTTCATACAGTTGTTTAGGAACACCTTTAGTAATAAGAGCAGATTTAATATTAGAGTACAGACCTGATATGTCTTTTAAATCTTTACTGTCAGCATTTTTAAGACTTGGTGAATCCATTAGGTCACCTAAGTAATCTCTAATGTTTTCGTCAGCTAGGTTGTCTATAATACGTTTAGCTAGGGTGTCAGCCATAGATTTAACAGCTCCTTTAGGTCCCTGTCCGTATATAAATACCATAGTAGGATCTTTAGCAAAGGCTCTTTCACCTTCTTTAGTACCACCAAATAACAAGTTTAAAGTAGTTTGTAATAATTCTCTTACGTTGCCTTGGCCTATGTCTGGTGACATAACTAAACTGTCTTTTTTATTAATAAACCTGCTAGTAGCATCTGACATAAGTGCGTAAACGTCATCTATTTTATTTTCGTCTAGTACTAAATTTCCATCTGCATCTGTAATAATACCTATGCTTTCCATAAACGTTTCTACATTGGCGTTAGTTCCTAATGCTTGTTGAAATGTTAATGTACCACCCTGTGCTGTAGCGTCAGCTGAATCCATAAGCTCAGTTTGTAAAGTGTCACCAGTATTATCTCTAATATCTTGAACACCTTTTAAAGTTACTAACAATGCTGCGTAGTCTACGCCTTGAAATCTTTCAGGTAGGTTACTTAAAGCTACTATTTTACGTTGCAGAGTTTTTGCATTTTCGTAACTTTTAAAGTCTTGTAAAGCAGCATCTAGATTAGCATTGCCACCTTCTACAATTTCTTTATAAGTCAGTTCTTTATCATCTAGTGTTTCTTTAATGCTGTACACAAGACGGTTAAAATCAAAAGACTTTACTTTAACTGACTGAGTACCACTAGTAAGCATGTGTCTGCTTTGTTTAGATGCATGAGCGTTTAACACACTGTTATCGTAGTAAAGTCTTATGTTTCTACCACCTTTCATTATCATGTGCAGTTCTTCAGGATTACCTTCAGAATTAACAAGCTGGTTATAAGTTTCTATAATATCGTCTAAAGGTACTGTTTTAGATAAGTTTTGACCACTAACACTTTCTTGCCTATCAACAGAGTGATCATCAGAAGTTTTAATTCCAAATAAAGACTTAATCATTAAAGGTTTATTTTTAAACTTGTCAGTTAAAAGTTTTGTAGCTGACTCACCTGTTTTGTCAGTTTCTTCTTTAATAAGTGCAAATAAATCATGTACTGTGTTATTTACGTAAAGAGGATTATCAAATAATTTCTGTCTAGCACTTTGTGTACTAGGAGATTGAACATTACCATCAGGATCACTTTGAGCTACATCAACTGAACCGTCCTGTTTACCTGTGTAAGGCATAGTAATATTAGATGGCTGTGTCACATGTCTTACAACAGATAACGTGTCTACTATGGTACCTAGTTCGGTACCGCTTAAGTCAGCTGCAGTTCTATTAAGAAAATGAGATGACTCCTGAGACAAAGTATCAGTAAGTTTACCGGAAGAACTAACTTTGTATTTAGAAATGCCTAGTTTACTTGTATTTAAAGAAACACTTTTAGCATTTGTTGTTGTAATTTTCTTTGACTCAAAAGTTTGTGTTATAGCTTCACTGTCAGTGTAATCACGAATAGTAGTTACATCATCATGAAAATTTACATAGCCTTTTTCTTCAAGTAGCTCTAGTGCTGCTATACCTTGAGTGTAATAAAGTTGCTCAATTTCTGCTGCAGTCTTAGGACTTTCTTCCATAGACTTGTATCTAGCTTGGTTTTTGTACATCCATTTACGACCAATACTAGCAGCTAGCCTAGACAATGGTAGTACTGGAAGTATTCCATCTACAGACAATTGACTCATTTGTACGTCATTATTACGTGCTTTGTCAGACTCACCTTTAACTGCTTCCATAACTTCATGAAGTGCTATAGCTTTTGAAATACTGTCTTGATCTACATTATCGTTGTCTATACCAATAATATCTTCTTTAAAAGTATCAGCTTTTTGACCAGAATTTAATATTCTTGTAAGAGCATTCTCTATTTTTAAAAGAGTAGGTTTAGATTCATCTTTACCCGGAAGTCCTTCAACACTATTAGTATTTACAAGTCTGTGAACATCTTCAGGTGTAATATTCCATACATTAAAACGCATGTTTTTTTCTGTATTAGGATCTATTTCTACACCATTAAATTCTTGAATGTATTTTAAATATAGTTCTGGTGAAGGACAGGACATTAAATTTTACACCTTGGATTTAGTTTAGTATAAAGAGCTTCAGCTTTTTTCTTGTCAGAAATAACTTGTGAAGGTTCATTATCAAATGATTCTGTCATAACTACCTCTGTTTGTACATCAGGAAAAGCTTGTTCAAATGCACTAAGTATTTCAGGGTACTTATCTAAAGAAGTAAAATTTCTTAGTAAGTTTTTAACTTCAGCAATATTAGTATAACCAGCTTCTTTAAGTTTTGTAATTATTTTAGGTAACGTAGGAGTAATTGTAGTAGAAACAATTGCTTGTTTAGAAGGACTATCTTCAACAGAAGCAATTATACTATCAAATGAACTTAGTTGTTTATTTATAGTGTCACGTTTCTTTTGTACTTCTGGTGTTACTTCAACAGTTTTTATTTCTTCAACAGCAGCTTCCTGTTTTGTAGAAGGAGTAGGTTTAGGACTAGGAGCAGCAGGTCTTTTAGGACCTACAACATTTTCTTTCTTTTCTGGTCCAACAACTAATTCTTTAGCAGCAGTAGCAGTATCTGTAACTGTTTTAGCAACTGAGTTGTAAGCATTTTCTAACTGTTTATCAAATTTAGCCATACCTTCTTCAGTTTCAAGATTAGGCATATCAGGCATATTAGGTAAGTCAGGTAAAAATTCCTTAACTTTTTTTGTAAAATCTTTAGAACTTTCTGAGTCTAAAAGACTTATCAATTCTTTTGTTGATTCAGCATTTTTAAAATACTCAACTAAACCTTTAGATTTAATATTTTTAGACAACTCAGCTATTTTAGCTTTAGCTTCTGTTCTAACAGGTTTACGTATTTTATTTGATTCTAGTTTTAACTTGTTAGTAAGTACACCTAGACTAACTTTGTTTTTGCCTTTTTTAACTGAATCAAGTTCTTTGTATTTATCTAGGGCAGCCTCAACAATTTCTAAAGAAGGTAAATCTGCTACTTTGCCATTTATTGTATCTGAAACAAGTTTAAATACAGAGTCTGCTCCATTTTCTGAAAGAGCTGGACCTTTAGCAATATCTTTTAGCTCTGGCTTAATATTGTCTATAGTTGTTAAAGTATCGTTACTTTGACCTATATTTTTTAAAGCTTGTTTTTTATTAGCAAGAGTTTTCTGTAATTTCTTGGCTAGGTCCGGGTGTTTTTTATCAATAACAGATATTACTTTTGTAAGATCGTTTATTTCCATATCTTTAACAGCAGCTAAAACAGTATTAGAAGACTTAATTCCGTTTCTAAGACCTAACTCTATAACACCTCTAGCAGTACTAGATTCTAGATTTTTAACAATTTCTACACTTGCTGTACCAAGTGCAGTAACAGTTTTAACTAAGTTTTCTACAGGAACATTTTTTAGAAGTTTTTTAGCTTTTTCAGTACTTTTGTTTACAACATTAGTACCTACTTTGCTTACAACTCTTCCTACACTAGTTGCCATTAACTCTGTTTTTACAAGAGCTTGATCACTTCTAAATTGACTAATTAACTTAGTTTTTATAGAGTTAAATTGTTTTGGATCAGCAGCAGCTTCAGTAGTTATGTTCCCATTAGTTTGTATTTTTATGGTTTCTACACCTACTACGTCATCAGCTAGTAAGTCATCAATAGTTTTAGCATTTAAAACAGTGTCAATATTTTTTTCTTTGCCTGCTATTTCTTTATCTGCTATAGCTGTTCTTGCTGTTTCAGATTCAGACAATACTGCACGATCTGTTTCAGACAATAGTTCAAAACTTGCTTTAGTAAGTGCATCTTGACTTATTTCTTTAACTTTTTTACCACCTCTTACAGCAACACCTGCAGTTCCTACAACAGTGTCTAAAGCTGCACCAGCAACAACTCCCGGAGCAACAGTAGCACCTTTAACACCACCGCCTACCATAGCACCTACTAAAGCAGAGTAGTTGGCTTCATCTATATTACCTTCTTCATTAAGTTCATCTAAAGCAGACCTAATAGAAAAGTCATCCATCTTAGCTTGTAGTATTGAATGCCAAGTTTGTAAATATTCTAGTGTTGCTTCTAATCCGCCAACAGCAGACACTTTTACAGCAGCTTTTAGTACTCTTTTAGCAACTTCTACACTGTATTTTTTAGGTATAGGAGACAATGCTTTTGAAATGTCTTTTGCATATTGTTTAGTAGCGTTTTTAGCAACTGTAACACCTGCTATAGATGGCAAAGCACTCATAAATATAGCTCTATCAAACATCATAAGTGCTAAAGCAGCAGGAGCATTAACTAATTTGTGCATAACTGAAGACGCTTCACCATTTTCTTTAATGTAAGCTTCTTCATTTTGTTGTAATACAGCAGCAGTTGATAAACTTACTTGACTAGCTTTTTTACCAACAGACTTAGTAGCAGCTAGTGCTTTTTGTAATACGTTTAATTTTACACCTGCATCTTTAGCAGCTACTGCATCAGTAACAGCATCTGATATATCACCTATTGCATTAGCACCACGAAAAAGCTTTTTACCAAGCATAGGTAAACCACCAATACCAGCAGTACCAAGAGTACCAGCAATGCCTGACGCTATTGTTCCAGTTAAACTGTCTACAGCTAGTTCTGGAAGTACTTTTGCAGTTGTACTTATAGCGTCTATTACATTACCTGCTGCGTCTAAATACTCACCTTCTCTTAAACTTATTCTAGCGTTAGCTAAACTGTTTATGCCTGAAGATGCTGCTTCATTAAGCTCTTGCCTTACCGTGGCTCTAACGTTACTTCTAACGTCAGCTTCTTCCATTAGATTAGGGTTAGATTCTCCTGAAGCAATATTTTTTATGTTGTTAAATTCTCTATCAACAGCAGCAGTACCTAATGAGTACAAGTCATTAGCAAAACTAGTACTATTTGCAAGACCACCATTAAATCTGTCTATGTTGTTAGCTTGTTCTTCAGACACAGGAGTAACTTTAGGTTCAGGTGTAAGCTTTTGTTGCTTACTTGCTATTTTGTCTTTTAAAGAATCAATTTTCATGTCCAATAAAGAAGACGAGTAGTCTACCTGATAAGCATTTCCAGCATTTCTAAATATTTCAGACATAGTTAGTTACTTACCTTGTTCTTCTAATAAAAGTTTCAAGTATTCTGCTTGTTGTTTTTCAGCTCCTGATTTAGGTTTAAAATCTTTTAGTTTTTGATCACCTGTTCTAAGAGCTTCTAATAACTGTTTAATTTTATCTTCATCAACTTTACTTTTTAAATCTCGAAGTTTTTGGAGTTTTACATTGCTTGCAGTTTTTTCAGCTTTTTCTTGAGCTTGTTCAAAATTAAAATTTTGTAGTCTAAAATCAGTACCATTAGGGTTAGTTCTTTCAGGTCGATCTCCAGCACTGTAGTTAAAAATAGAAGTATCTTTATACTTAGGATTTTTTGCGTCTACTTCACTTAAACCTTTTTGAGCTGCAGCTTTTTCTGCTTCAGTACTATTAGGGTCTAATGCTATAGCTATAAAACCTCTTTTATCAGCAGCAACTTTTTGAGATTTAACTTTTGCTCTAGCCTCTAATTCTTTAGCTTTTGTAGTTATTTCTTTAGTTTTAAGTTCAGGTGTGTACGTATTACCGGGACCAGAAAGTATTCTATTTTCAGCAGGTGTAATATCTCTTTCTTTTGTGCTAATAGGAGCTTCTACAGGTTCTTCAACATCATCACTAGTATCTATTTCATCTTCAGAAATTATAGGCTTAAGCTTAATTTTAGGCTTAGTTTTAGGTTTATTTCCACCTAGTTTAAAGTCTCTACTAACTCCTGTTTGTTCTTCAATAAACTTTTGAGCTTGTTTTTGTCTTTCTTCAGAAGTAGTAGCTTGCTGTATAGAATTTTTTAATATTTTGTTAATAGAGTCATCGTACTGAGAAATTAAACTATTATATAGAGACTGTTGTTGTTGAAATTTTTGATCATTACTTTCACTACCACCAATTTTTCTACTGCTAGAAGCTTCTTGGTTTTGTTGAGCACCTAGTGCAATAGCAGCCATAGTATCATCGTTAGACATCATATCTGATATGTCTTTGCTAAACGTACCATCACCATTTATTAATTTTAAAGCTCTCATAGCTCTAATAGTGGCTGCTGGTCCAACTTTAGATTGAGACTGACTAGCAGCAACTATAGTTTGTAAATCATCTATAGACATATCAGGAGAATTTAAAGGAAATAAACCAAAAAATGTTTCAGGAGTAAGTGCTTCACTGATCCATTTTATAGCACCTTTACTTTGAGGAACATTTAATGTTTCTGAAATATCTTTAAAAGCATCAGCATTTTCTTTTTGACTTATAGAACCAGTTTTAAATGCGTTAGTTCCAATATTAGTAGTATTACTATTTCCTGAGTTGCTAAATATTTTGCCAGCAAAATTTAATCTATTTTCAGCATTTTTACTTAATCTTTCTTGACTTTTAACATCTAACACACTGTAATTTTCAGTAGCTGTTTGTTGCATTTGTGCTATTTCTGTTTCACTTAGACCAGCTTCTCTTGCTAAAGCAGCTACATCTGATTTTATTTTAGCAGGGTCTTGATACAGTCTAGGGTTATCAATCATATTTTGGATAAACCCATCCATAAGATCATCTTTTCTTTTATAACCATCTACTTGATTTAGATTTATAGAAGTATTTCTTCCACCGTCACTAATAGTTCTTGTACCAGAAGTTTGTGTTTGGTAACCCGGAGAATTAAATATAGCTTGTTTTGTGCCTTGTTCCATCTCAAAAGAAGGCTGCATATCTTTAGCTTGTTGAATTAAATTGCTCATAGCTAAATTTTTATCTATACCTCTTTGTTTTTCTAAATCAAAAATACGTTGTTCTTCAACTACAGCTCTTTGACCTTCGTTTTCACGAAAATTTTGTTGTCTTTCAAAATTGGCTTGTTGTTGCATAACAGCATTTTGCTCAAGCTGTGCATTTCTAGCTTCTTGCATTTGTGCATTTATACTAGCAAGACCTTTTTGAGAACTCTCAATAGAACGTGCAGCGTTAGCAAAAGCTTGGTTAGAGCCACTAAAGTTAGGATTTATTCTAGATCTAAAAAGTTCACCAGCCATTATATTATTACCCTATTGCACTACCATCTACATTAGCTGCTTTAGCTCTTGCCATTCGGTCTATATATTCTTGACTACCAGCTTCCACACTATTTAATGCTAAACCATTACGAGTTCTTTCCATAAGATCTGCATTATAAGAAGTTGCATTATTAGCAAGACTTCTATTCATACCAGCTAGCTCAATACCAAACTGTTTTTTTCCTTGCTTACGCATTTGGTGAGCATTATACATACCATATAGGCTACCTAAACCTTGAGCAGCTAACCCAAAGTTTTGAAATCCATTTAAAGATTCTGGTGCTTTTGGGTAATTTTGATCACCCATTAAAACACCATTACCTGCATTCATTCTGTAGTCTTGTGGTTTATAACTAAAATCGTCATAGGAAGCTGCTAAACTAAATTCTTTAGCAGGGTCGTATATTTGTGTTGTTGTAGGAATTTTGAAATTACTGTAAGTTTCACCCATAATTCTGTACCTTTTTGTTAAACTACACCTAAAGTTAAGGCGTTTTTATGATAGTTGCCCACTACTGTACCATAATCATACATGCTAGAATAGTTGTATTGTATTGGTCCAGCCATAAACCTATATGTGTCAGGACTATTAAGAAAAGCTAGGTAGGTTGGGTCTAATCCATTTTCTTGTGCTTCTATTAATCTAGCTAGTTCTTGTGACCTAATATCAAATTGATTATTTATTTCTAGCATCTCTGCTTGAAGCTCTAGTATATCTGCATTTATATCAGCTACTATCATATTACTAAACTGTGTGACGCTTTGTGTAATAACAGCAGGATCACTCATACCTGTTGAACCTGAACCAGTTTGGCTAGTTAAGTAAGCAGCACCAGCAGCAACAACTACTTTTAAAAATTCACTATCTATACTAGATATTATAGCAATTGCTATAGAAATAATAACATAATTAGCTAATGCAACCTGAAAAAAAGCAGCTAAAGATAGTTTTGTAGGGTCAAAAGTTATCAGAGTGTAAACTATTAGTACTATTTCTAGTAAATCTGCAAACGCTGAAGTTTCATACCAAGCCACTTCAGTTATCTGTACAGAATAAAAATTCATCCTTAAAGCTAGGGTGTACAACTGTAGTTGTTCAACTGGAGTTAAACTATCAATAGAAAAATGAGACAACAGTATAGAAAAGTTATCATCCCCTAGTTTACTAAGGCTCATGTTTTCTTGCCCATTACCTAAAATAAACTCTATACCAGACATGTTTGTTAATACAATTGTAGAACAAGAAGTAGTAGACACCTGTTTTCTCATAGTAAGAGTGTTTACGTTAGTTACAGTATGGCTGTAAGTACCAATTGGACCTGAATCAAATATGGTAGTAGAAGCATTTTGTGTAGACCATACTACAGCTCGTTTTACATTTTGTTCTAAAAACGTAGCATAATACCCTTGGTTGTCTACTGTTGTATTAAAATCAACAGCTTCTGTAATTACTAATGTATAAAACATCTCATAAAGAATTTTAGAAACTACTGTTGCTGTATCAGTAGGGTTTACAGCGAAGGATAAAAATCCTTCTGATATACCAGCAATATTAGGGTTAGCTTCTATTTGTTGTATTATGTCGTTAAACTCTAAGTCTAAAGTACCTAATAGCCCTACTATACCATCATAGTTTTCTTGTCCTACACTAACTACACTGGCAGAAACTGTGTTAGACCTAAGTATACCAATAGGCATAAACTCTAAGTTACTTAAACTACTGCTTACCATTTTAACATCAGGGTAAGTATTACTACTTATGTCATACACCCAATATTTCCATTCAGCAATTTCGTCAATATAGTAAGTAACAATTACATAAGAAATAATTCTATAAGCAGGTCTAGTAATCACACTAGTCAAAGTTTCTGTTAAAGGAGATGGCATATTAGTGTTATCTGTGTCTACAGGGTTAGCAACACTATAAGTAATAGTAGTTGATATGCTGTGTTTTCCTTCAGCTAAAGCGGTAGCTTCAAAACTGTCTTGTGTAGAGATACTTTCTATACTTACAACCATAGTAACAGAGGAACTTAACAAGTTTACTGTTTCCGGGGTTATAGTAAAACCTAAACCTGTACCACTAGAAGAAATTTGGTTTATGGTAGTTCCTGCAGAAGCATCACCACCAGAACTTGTCACTGTAAAAGTTATTACATTTCCGTCTACATCTACACTATCTACTGTTAACACATCATCATTGTCCAAAGTTATTGTGTCTAATGCACTGTAGAAATTAGTACTGTCGCTTCCAGAACTAGAGTACGAACCATTACTGCCAGAATCATCGTAGTTTGCCTCTGTTTGATCTTCTAACAAGGTATATTCATAAGGTAATGAGTTTGCTTCAGTACTAATAGTAAAGTCTGTGTACGATGTACCAGCTAGCAATACTACAGTATCAACTGAGGTAAAATGGGTACCGTTTGTAGCTGTTCCTGTGTAACTTAAATTAACTGTGACAGTTTTGTTAGCAGGTATAAGTCTATCGACACTAACTGTGTACATTAGTGTGTTATCTCCTTGAACTACTTCTGAATAACCAGATAAATAAAACGTAGCAGTTTCTCTTAGTCTCTGTACTGTTAATTGGTAGTTATTAGCTCCTGCATTGTACGTAACAGCAGATAAAAAATAGCTATCGAAAGTACCGTACTCGTCACTAAAAGTTAATGTATTAAGATGGGGAAGATAACTATAAACATTTTGTAAATAGTGTTTAAAATAAACTTCTTTTGTAGGGTACTTTTGTACTGCACTAGTAATATTAACTGTGTAACCAGTTATAGAAAACAAAGCATTAATAACAGCAGATTGGTCTATAGTATTTTTACGTACATTTGTTGTAGGTAAAGCATAAGGATACTCACCTTCTTCTGCGTAATTGTAGTAACCGTCTATTTTTCCTTGAGCAACTTTAGTGTACTTATTAAACGGAGATATTAATGCAATAGCAGAATTTTTTGTGTACTCAAGTGCTATTTTAACTAACGCATCTTCTTCTAGATCTGTAGTTGAAGGATAAACTTTCTGTGAAACATGTTGTACTTGTACTACGGTCTCATCTTCGATACCAAATATACCTACTACAAATTCCAGTAAAGGCATAACAATATCATCCCATACTGTTTCTACAGCCTCTACTACTCCTTCAACAACATCTTCTACTATGTCTATTATATCTTCAATAATTTCTACAACAGCACCCATAATTAAACTACCTAGAATTATGTAAAATTTTATCCAATTTCTGTTTTATTAGACTAATGTTTATGATAACAGGGGTACCAAACTCATACCATTTTTTAATACTTTTAACTGTTAGTAAACTTTTTAAGTTAATAACTCCTTCTTTTTTATGGGGAATAAAACTAAGAGTCTTTACAGGTGAATAAGCATTTCCATAGAATATACTTATAAGAAGTGTTAGTGTACCTACAGGATTTCCTTTACCATAAAACAAAACTCCTTCAGTTTTGTAAGGACTTAGTTTCTTAAAATACAAAAAACAAGACCCATCAATTAAACAATACGCTGTGTTCTCAGCTATACACTTTAACATACGTTTTTTGTGTATATTAGTGTCACTATCAGAAACTAAGGATTCTACAACAGAGTAGTGGTTATCTATATCTTGTTCATTACATTTACGGATGTAGTTATCATTCTGCAGTAAATTAATAAGTTTGTATTTCACATTATACAGAAGTAGTTGAGTGGCAGATAGAAACTAACATTTTTACGGACAAAGCATCTACATCTATATCATCAAATTCTGCTGTGTCAATATCATAATCATTGGCTATTGTAAGCAGTACTATTACTACTCCTAAACTATCAAGCTCGCTATCCATAAACATACCGTCCATGAGAACAGGCAACCCATTCTCATAGACAATACAACTATTTATGTTAGCTAGTGTTTCTTCTTTAGTCATTAGGCTGGCAAATCATTTAGTATATCTTCATATAGTGCAGAAGTTTTAGCTTCATTAACAATAGTTGGAGCAGCACCTGTTTTATTAACAGAATAGTAAATAGCCCAAGTTTCTAGTGTTTTAGCTAGTACTTTTTGTTTAGCATCTACTTTAAACCCTAGTGTTTGAGCTGTAATTAGGTCGTCTTTTTTATCTTCCGTAGTTTTTTGTGCTTCAAGAAGTAAATTTTTACTAATACTTTCTATGACCTGTTTATCAACTAAAAGTTTTTGTGCTTGCAGTAAAGCAGAAGTATCTATCTGTATTTGTGTCTCTAGATAAATTTTTGCAGCTGTTTGAATTACTGACTGCATAGCTCCAAGATACACTTTAGCGTAGTCAACACCATTAATAGCACCTGAATCGTACTGAGACTTAATGTGAGCAGTAATACTCTCCATCATATCATCAAAAATACCATCTCCTTGTACTTTATAAGTAGAGGAGTCAGTAGTTACGTTATTTGTAAACTCAGTAAAAGCTAAGGTCATTTTTATTCACCTTCACCATAACTAATAGCGTATTTTTTTACTCTTATAGTAATCATATTACCTGTGTCTTTTCCATCAACAAATTCACGTTTATGTAGAGGCATAAGAGTAGAAGCTGCAATTTTAATTAGTGCTACTTCTAGCTCTACAGGAATATCTAACGGTACATTTTTAGCTAATCCGAAGTAGTTATTCTCAAAACTCAAATGTGCAGTATTAGCTACAGCAGAATCACGAGGATCTTTATTTGTAATAGTTACTACTCTTGTTTTGAAAGCCGCTTTACGTTTTTCATTAATTTTTTGTCTTTTAGTTAGCGGTTTTTTAGAATGTTTTTCAGAAACAACTACTGGTTCTACATCTTGTGTTTCTACTTTTCCGTTAGCTTCATCAACTTTAGCTTGTAGTTTTTTAGTAGGAATATTAGCTTGAAACTCTAAACCTAGCTCATTAGCTTCCAGTATTAGGTCATCTCGATCTGACATGTGTTAAATCCTTTCAGTTGTTTAACAAATTAATAATAGCCGGGACTTTTTCAAGTCCCAGCTGGTTAATACTTATTGGTTATTTGCTAGCGCAAACATACCCTTTAAGTAAACGTTCTTCTCGCAAGATAAGACCTGCGTACCAAAAATTGTAACTAAAGAAACCTTGAGTTGCATAAGGATTACTAAGTTCAATCTTACCGGGAGACTGACTGTTAAACTTAATTTTTCCTTTACCTTTTAGTCCTACAATAGCAAAAGAGCCTTTTGTTGGAAACAAGATAGGGAAAACATCAAAGTTATCACGATCACCAGCAGTACCAGAAGTATTATCAGTACCACCACTAGAAGATAGATCACCTACGTAGTTCTGAGGTACAACACTACCTTGAGCAGCGTAAACTAGAGCAGACTCAGATTCGATGAAACGAACATCACCCATAGAACCAACTTCACCTTCAGCTAGGCTAGCTGCTGCTGCATACTTGTATGCAGGGATATAAGCGAACTCTTCAGCGTTACCTGTACCACGAGTCAAGTTATCAAGATCGTACTTGATTTCTGGACCAATAACAGCGTAGTAAGCTTTATTGATTGCACGAGTATCAACTTTAGTGTCACCTGAAACAACAGTAGTGTTCTTTTCAGCACGATTACGTACCAATCGACGAGTAATTTTACGGATCATATCGTATGAAATCCGTGAATCATTATCATCTGTACCGTCAGTTTCAGCAGTATCTTGACCAATTTCTGCAATAGCAGTAGCACTTCCAACGTACTGGATAGTAGTAGTAGCTAGCAAATCAAGCTGTGTAAGATCTTCGTACCGCATATTAGCTAGGTGTCCTAACTCTTCACGGTATTGAATCTGTACCATGTCCTCAGAGAACATATCAACTTCATCAGTATAATCAAGCATTTCACCGTAACGAGCAAAACCTGTTTCAATAGTAACTTTTTTAATTGTTACTTTATTAGCTGCACCAGAACCTTCTGATAGCGTAGGCATACCTGCTGAAACATCAGTGATGTTACGTGCAGTAAGATAACCCTTAGTACCAAATTCTGAGTCAGTTCCACCTACTTGACTACTAGGATCAAGTTTACGATCATAAATGTGTAACCATTTACTGACCTTAAAAGTTTTACCCATTTTGAGAGGCATAGATCGACGATCAGCAAACTGACCATAAATATTTACAACGTTAGCTGCTTTAACACCAGCTTTGTCGTAATAATGCGTAATTGTATTCGGACCAGAAGTACTGTTAGTACCATTTCCGTAGACGTTATCTACCATTTAAATCACCTTTTTAGTAAATTAGTTTGCACTTGTTACTTTTTTATACCAAGCGTCAAAATTTTCATCATTGTCGTCATCTAAATAATCGATGACACCTTTTTTACCAGCAGTAGAGGCTGTTGAACTAGCTGCTCTTTTGCTTTCAGCTTCTGATGATTCTTTACCAAATTTTGTCTCTGCCTCTTGTGCGCTTTTATTCAAGTCATCTACAGCGTTCTGGTTATTACCAGCTTCTATAGATTTTTGATAATCAGCACCTGCAAGAAGGTAGTAATCTAAACTAGATTTAGAATTTCCATCTAACATTTGTAACTTTGCTGCTTCAGGAGCTACTTTAGCGTAGACACCTGATTTTATATCGTGATGCAGACCCATAATAATTTTAGGGTTGCCTGCAATAATTTTCCTAGATCCATCATCCCATTGATTGTCTATAACATCAACAGTTGTTTTGTACTCTGGGTCTTTAGATATAGAATCTTCAATCTCTGAAATTTCTAACTCAAAGTCTGATTTGCCGTAACTTTTAGATTCATACGGTTCAGTCTCTTCATCAAAACTCAGATCACTGAGATCAATATCTCTATCAGAAGCCAATTTTTTAATAGCACCTTTGTCACCTTTAAGGATGTCTAAGGCTAAGTCAAATTGGTCTTGAGTAATACTTTCTTCTTCCAGTGCAGAGATCATCTTCCTGTAAGGAGCCATCTTCTGCATTTTTTGAGTGTAGTCCATTGCCTTACCGAACACACCTTCAAACTGGTCCATGATTTCTTCATCAGAGAATTCAAAGTCTTGACCATTAGCTTTAAACTTTCGTTTAATAATGTTTTTAACTTCTTCTACTTTCTTTTCAGAACCATCTTCAAGATCTTTATCAGTATCAAGTTCGTATTTATTTTCATTAATATTATCTGCGTCTGTATCAGACTTTTTAGTATCTTCATCTAAAACTTTGCCATCAGATAAATTTTTATCACCAGAAGTTGTAGTATCCTCTTCAGATGTTGTTTCGTTACTGTTATCTTTATTTCTAGATAACAACTCAGCTGCGTCTTCATTTCCTTCTTCACGACGAATTGCAGCCAGTGCATCAATAGGATCAATGTCGTTATCAAAAATTTCGTCTTCAGATAACTCGGTACTCATTATTCAGTACCTTCAAGTTCTTCTTCATCTACTATTTCAGAGTTAAGAGCACCTGCGTAGTTATACTCAACCATCATAAAGAAATAACCTAAGTTACTGCCTGCCACTAGATCTTCCATAATAGCTGATCGTTCACCTCGTCTAATAACTCCGGGATCTGCTAACATACTAACAGAATCTAATGCTTTATCTTTAAGATAACCATTAGTAATTACTCTTTGAAACTGAGAGTTATTTTTTAGCCAAGCTAAATCTTCTCCCATAGTAATGTGGTGTTCTGTTTCAATTGTTTCTAGCTCTACTTGATCTTGTTCTTCTGTCAGGCTACTCATTAAGGAGTCCTATAGTTAAGTTATGTAAATAAGTTTTGTATTTATACTATAATTTAATTGGTTTGTAAACTATCAATAGATTTTAATCCTATTTGTGTGTCTCTATCATGATCTTTTTTGACTAGTTCATCAGATAAGTCTTCACCTGTAGCTTTTTTCATAAAGTCTAAATCTTTAACATCTGTGTCGGAATCGGTAAACCTAGCTTTAGCTTCAGCTAATACAGCATTCGCAGTTTTTAAACGAAGATCAGCTGAGTTTTCTTCTGCTCTAGATTGTCTTTCTAGTATCTCCACTTTCTTTAACTGCAATTCAAGAGATTTCATTTCTTCTAAATATGGATCAGGCTCAGGTCTGTATTCTTCTATGGACTTTGCTACATCAGGCATTTTATGAAGTTTCATTATCTGAGCCATTATAATTTTACGTACACCGGGATCTTCATTAGGCCCATTAGTTTGAAGTAAGAAAGATAGTTCTTGGCTTTTAGCAGCATTATCTTCAGCTGTAGATACTTCAATATCTATATCTACTTCACCAGCTAAGTCATCCCTTCTAATAGGAACATGTTGATCATTCGTTATACGTATTATTTCTTCTTCTTGTAGCCATACGGAGTTGTATGACATCCATTTACGCATAAGAGGTTTCATTAAGTTTTCAGCTACGTTTCTTACAATATCTAGTCTACGTACTGATACAGCATCTAATACTCCCCCTGCTGCTCTAGCAGTAGATCCTAGTCCTTGCCCGTTAATACCACCTGAGAAACTTTTAATACCTGTAATAGCATCTGTCTCGTTATTATTAAGTTCAAGCATAGAAAACATACTGTTAGGTAAGTTATTATAAGAACCTTCATAAAAATCAGAAGAATTAGTGTTGTACTCAAAATTTCCTCCTGCAAGAAATCTTTTTTTGTTAAGTGTATCTAACGAACCTTTACGTATACCTTTCTGCCCATTATTGGAGTTAGCCATATTATCTATAGCACCACGTTTAATAGCAGTAGAGACTTTTTGGTTATCCCCTATCATTTCAGCGTTAGCTTCACCTGTCATTTGGAAAGGTATAGAATTATGTGCTACTACTAAAAAAGGTATTTTCTTATCAGGATAAGGATTACTTTCTAGCCTGATAATCACGTTGTTAACCCAAGTACAAATAATAGGTTTAGCAATACCTGTGCCATCTATATCGTAGTTTCCCCAATACTCATGAATAATAAGTTTCTTTCTAGGTTTATCTTTAAACTCAAAACTACTACCTTTCTTTTCGTGTTCAGGAGTATAGTCATCACTATCTCTAGCCATATCTTCAGATACTTTATTTAGTGCTTTATCGTTATACTTTTTATTTACACGTAGGGTACTAAGGTCACTCTCATACCTATGTACCATAAACTGACACTTATCTAAGTCTCCTTGACAAGTAGGATCAATGTAGATGTCTTCTATACGACAAGTTTCTGCAAATGGTTTATTTACTAGTACTTTAAGTTCCTTTACTGTTTTGATACCTATTTGTACAGGTTTACCACTGTAAGGATCTAAATCATACACTGGGTAATCTTTTTCTACTTCTTCATCTTCGTAATCCCATGAACACTTAACAATTAGTGTGCCTTCAGTAGTAAGTAGTTTTATGCTATCCGTAATAAACTTGTACCTATTAAACTTACGAGTAAATTGGTAGTTTAGTATTAACTGGTTCTGTTCTGCTGCTTGACGATCTTCAGCTGTAATAGGAGTACATTTAACAATGTCTGCTGAAGATAGAAAAGGGTCTTTAAGAGAAGCATGTTGCCACTCGTCCTGACGCTTTATATCTCTCGATACTATCTTCGATTTACCCTTCTGCTCATTACCATAAGGTTCACCGTTATACTCTTTCTTCCAAGTTTCTACCTTAGAGACAGTTTCTAGTCTAAGGCTGTCAGCACTTGTAAGGTCATCTTTTAAACTTGATAATATTTTTGCTTTGTCTACCATGTTAAAACCTAAAGGTTGTCTTTTACAACAAATTTTTCAATACTAAAAGATCCTGTCCATGTAACTAGTGCATTTAAACCACCAATTAACATGTAGACTTGTGTTGTTGTGGTCATTTAATGTCCTTACTAACGATAGACATATTCAATTTAACAAAACTAGTGGGCATAGTAATAAATGTCTCTAGGACTAACAGGTTACTTGTTTTTATAGTCACTATGTTAGGAGTTTTAACTAACATTATTTTCTCTCTGGTACTTCATCTTAAACCATATAGTAAACCCAGCCATACCAAGCGTGGTTACTATACCTATAAGAACTCCTAAAATTCCCCACTCTGCTGCGTTTAACCCAAATAACACTGTACCGCCACCTGCTACATACGTTGATGTGTTCAGCCAGTTGGCTATATTTTGTAATATGTCATCTTTCATTATTTGGCTACTCTATCTTTGTTAGCACTGCTTCTGGTTGTTCCGACCCAGTATGCGATTGAAGCCATCCATGCTGCTACGATCTGACCAACAAGCATGTTTAACATCTGATCATTACCAATAGGAATTGGTGCAAATATCAAAGCCAGTGTGATGACAGTTACAACTATCGATAGGCCGATACAGATAGCTGCTGGCATTCGACTGTGTTTGTGTGCTGATCTGGCATTTTGAGTATCCCCTAGCTCAGAGGCAACCAGCTCGTTATCAAGCTCTTTCATTCGTATCTTGAAAGAGTTGTTAGCTTGAGTCACTTTCAACATCATCTCAGGACTGGCTTCTTCTACTGCTACACGCAACTGTTCTTCATTTGATACTACGCCACCAGTAGCATCTGATATAGCTCTAATAGCTAATTGGGGCAGTGTGGCTCCACCAGATAATACTGCTGCTGCTATATCGGGAGCGTAACTTGTAAGTTTTTTTAACCAGTCCATAATTACACTCCAACTATTTCAAAGTGTACTAAGTCTTCAAATGTCTGATCACCAACATCATTATCCATGTCCCAATCACCACCCCATCTTAATTTGTAAGCTATAGCTCCGTCAAGGTATAAAGCGTCTGCAACACCGATAACGTAAAAAGCAAAATAACGAAATTTTTCGTATTCGTTTCTATTACCTTCTCCCCACTTTTTTGGAATAGGGTAAGGGCTAACGTCTAAAGCCATTGATGGAACAGAGTTATGTTTACTATTAGGCCATTTAACTTTAGACAGTTTAGGTTTGTTACTAAACATTTTTGTTTGGTCTGCTTCGTTTCTATGTCCAGTTAAAATAGTGTTGTCCCAACCTTGCAAAACAGTTTTAAAAATAAGCTGTAAATCAGGATGAGCCTGCAGTAATTTACTTTCTGAATTTTTGCTGTACTTGTTCATAAATTAAAGTCCTTCAGTTATATGAATGTCAATTAATTCTTGTTCAGTAGTGCAGTCATTAATGTCTATTTGCATAGCGTCATCAGCGTTACGAATAACTAGTCTATCAGCTTCTGCTTGAGTAGCATCATTTCCGGGAATTTGTAACGCTATAATAGCGTCTAATGGTGCAAATGCTAATTGTCGTTGTACTCTACGTAAATCATGTGTAATTAGTTTAGCAGAATCTATATTTGTTACCACCGCGTCACCTACAATTCTCCATGCTGAACGAAAAACGCTATCGGGTACTGACTCCACCTCTTTCCATGTTGCACCTTCAGGGATTGAGGACTGCTTTGAGCAAATCGCAACGGTGTTGTCTTCTTGTTGATATACGTACATTAATGCTTCCTCAAATAGTTAATAGCCTTCTCAAGAAGCCCTATATTATCTTTAAAATGGCCTAAAGCAAAGTTACAGCTTATACATAACAAGCCTCTAACCTCACCTGTTATGTGGTCATGGTCTACGTTTAAGCTCTTAGTGCAGTCATCTTCATGTACATTACATATTAAACATGAGTAATCCTGACTTACCAGCATACTCGTATAGTCATCGTAGGTTATGCCATAGTTTTTCTTTAACCTAGTATTAGCTACTTGCCTTGGGTTAGCTTTATACCATGCCTTAGCCCTGCTGCTGACCTTATCTTTTCTACTGTCGTCATAGGCGATATACTGATAGTTGCGACAAGGAATGCATATATTCCTATATCCATGCTTTGATCCCTTATCAATAACAAAGCCTTTAAGATCTTCCGCAGTATGAGCCGACTTATCACAAGAAGGGCAGGTTCTTAGTGCTTCCATCTTATGATTTACCTCCAAATACAGAAAGGCACACTAGATCATAGTCGTTTCCGGCTTGCCCTTGGTTATAGATTTTTACCTTTACAGAATTTTTATCGTGTGATAATGCTCTGTTATCATACCCAGTCGCGGCCAGAGTATATGCATATCCAAAACTGTCCATAGGTGTGTCAAAGACAATCTTATAATTGCCAGTCCCTAAATCAACCACATCAGACACATTATAACTATCACGAATCAAAGGTGGGTTTTGAGTCCCATCGAAATTAACCCAAGCAGTCGCAACACCAATGTTCTTAATCTCACCATGAACTGTCAAGTCACCATGCGCTTCAACATCATTAAACCGTTGCTTGGCAACAGGCATATTGGCGAGTGTAGAGTTGATTACATCACCATCAGAATCCGTCCTGAACTCTGCTAGATACGTGCGGTTTATTGCTGTGCCACTAGAGTTGTACATTTTACCAGCGTCGATTAGGTAGTAATCTGACGGGAGGATTGTGTTAAACTCTAGTTCTGTTATAGCTGTATAAGTTGAGTCCCCCGAGTTATTTGTAATGTTAATACGATGATATAAATAAGCTGTAGTGTTGCTGCCAGTTAAGTTGATGTCTCCCCACAAGTACACTCCGTTGCCTAAGTAGTCATTAGCAGTATAAGTTGAATCAATAGCCGTCCAGCTGAAACCATTATGAGAACCTTCAATAGTAAACCTTTTAGGTACTCTATCTACATCACTACCTTCGCGTAGTCTCCATGACTTAATAATGCGAGGCTCTACTCCCTTATACTGTAACCACGATAGAGTTGATGTAGTTGCATACCATTCAAT